GCTAAATTAACCTTTCCAGAGCGTTGGAATACTCGAGATACAAGAGACTGGGATTATGAAGATGAAATAGTATTTAACCCAGTTAAAGAAAATAAGGCAAATAGCAGTGAAAAAACGGACAGGTTGCTTGACATCTATCGTTTGGAGTCATTGTATTACTAACACCTTGAATTATATTTGGACTATTATTGGGTTCACCCCATTTATTCCAAAAATCATTTAGAGCCAATGGTCCATACAAACTATCGTCTGGTAAATGATTTATTAATTCTTTTATGGCAAATACAACCCACTTTTTCTTTGAAAGAGTTAAATCAATATTGTTCAAATCACAAAGTTCACTAATTGTAACAATAACCTCATCGTTTATTTCTGTACAAAAAGACAATTCAGAAACTGAAATAAAAGATGCATCATTCAACTCCATAACAGCTAACTGTCTACATGCAAAGTCACTAATATTATTTGGTGAGAATGTCCCTATAGGGAAACTTTTACAGCCTAAATAGAGCACTTCCCAGTCAACTATTTTGAACTTTTTAAGCTCATTAAATATTTTATTTACCATGGCTTAGATGGGATCCTATTTATTAGCCAATTTGGTACAAACATACGATGGCTTACACCTCCTAGTATAGGATCTGCTATCAATTCAAATCTATAAGTGTACTATTTTTTTAACATTGAGAATGTATTAAATGCGAGTCAATTAATCATGTATGCAATAGTTCATCATATGTCGTCTTGCATACATCGAAGCCTAATTAATTATTCACGCGTCAACATTTAAACCTTTTTTTGATTAGATCGCTTTAACTTGTTTAACCTAGTTAACGAGAGTCGTTTATAACATTTGCAAGCATCTTGATTTCCATTTTCACAAGCAGTTTGGTATAATTGTTCAGCTTTTAACAAATCTATCTCAACCCCGCCATCACCATACTCATAAATGATTGCTAAATTAAAACATGAGCTTGCATTATTACGCGCTGCAGCAAACTCATAATAACGGCACGCTTTTTCAAAATCTTGCTCAACACCTAACCCTGAAGTAAACATACACCCAAGATTATAATGCGCGACAACATGACCTTGACATGCAGCGAGTTCATAGTAATATTTAGCTTTGAAATAATCATTACTGCCTAAATATCCTCTTTCATAAAAAACACCAAGGATAAACATTGATTCCACATCCCCTTGTGCAGCTGAAGCTACAAGGTACTCCTCAGCTTTACGCATGTCTGTAGGAACCCCCTCACCATGCATATAGATAACGCCTAACATATTTTGTGCACTCGCATTACCAAGTTCAGCGGCTGCTTCATAATACTCAATAGCTTTAGGGATGTCTCTAGGGACCACTCGTCCCCGAAAAAAAGTTTCTGCGCACATATAAAGAGCGCCAGGCATGTTGTACAATGCTGAACGTTCAAAATATTCATGTGCTTTTGCTTCATCAATTACGACACCATGACCATAAAAATACATCAAACCCAAATTAAATAATGCTTCTGGATGTTCTTTTTCAATAGATGATTCGTAATACGCTCTCGATTTTGCATAATCAGGTGGGTAATGTTCTCCTGAGGAATAAATGACGCCTAATTGAAATTGTGCTTTTTCATTACCCTGCTCTGCTGCCATCAAAAAATACTTTATGGCTTTTTCTATATCGTAGTGTTTATCTTCCTTTGAAAAATAAATTAACGCTAAATTAAATTGTGCGTATTCATGCCCATGCAATGCCGCTTGGGTATAATGTGCAAGTGCTTTTTTATACTGACTTAAATCTTGAGGGTTTTGTGCAAATGAAAGCGCTAAGTTATAGTGTTCTTCCGGAGTTAAAGACAGGAAATTTTCATCTTTAAACATGATTTCATCAGAATTTTTACTAGATTTAAAACTACTTTGAATTTTATCAATATACGTCTTTATAAATTTCATTTGATACCTATTAAGCAATTATAACCAATTTAGGATTAGGTTAAAATAAATTTAGAGTGTCAATTGTTTGAATGCTTTTTCCAACAAGTCATTCAAGCTATGACAAGGCTAATATGTCAGATAGTTAAAATAATACAAATACGCTGTAAATTATACTGAAGTTACTTCAAATTGCAGGGGCAGAAATTACTCCGCTTGCCATTCAGCGGGCGTAAAGTAATACTAAAACCTGCATCTTGATTTCCATTGAGTATAGACTCAACTTTCGTCATGTTGCAGGTACAGTTTATCATACTGATTATCATAAAAGCACAATACTAAAACCTGTGCAATAATTTCAAATTAATATTTAAATGATACAGATTAACTAACGTTTCCAATATGGTATATCGTTGTTAGTCATTTTATCAATTTCCTCTAAGGGGATTTCTTTCAACATTGTATATTTAAAAATATTTGCATTAACGACCCTTGTAGGTGCAAGTATTTGATATTTTGTGTAATCATGTTCCGAAATATCAATCGCTATGAGTAATTTATTGATATAATTTTCATATCGATTATCAAACTTTAATTTTAATGATTGAATAAGTGGTTCAAATTTCTTTATGTCCTCAAATTTAATATAACGGTAATATAAATCATCAATTAAATAAATACAGTCGTCAGGCACCGCAGCATAAAGAGCCTTAAAAAAACTCTCCATTTCCTCAATTGTTCCTATAGCAAGTAATCTACAACCACCAGCAAAACCAGCATTGCTCATTTAAGTATCTCCTATATTATAAAAACTGTATATCGTCATTTTTAATTATCCTATTTGATTTTTGCGCAATCAAATCAGCATTTTTTTTAGTTGTGCTTTCGAGACAGTCTGCCCTCTGGTATCTAAAAGCACTTGCTGCTTTATGTTTTCAAGAAGGTGCTGCTGCCTCGCCGTTGCCTGCTCTGAAAGTTTATTCCTTAACCCATTGACATTCAGGTTCAAATCATAATTTTTTACTTCAATACATATTTCGGAGCTACAATAATCTGGTCTTGTACTTCCTGGTGTACCATATGGCACTTCTTTACGATTGAGCTAACTTACTTATGGTCTGAAATCAGTCATTAAACTTTGCATGACAAATTTTTCAGTTTCGTCAGGTCGAAACCTACCGCCTTTTGCCAAGTCTTTTGTTTGTGTAATTTTCATTTCACAGTTTCACAAAGTTTTTATCATTTCATTTCGAGTCTATATTTTCTATAACGCCATTTGTGTTCTCTTTATTTTTGAGATTCATCTTTCTCATTTCACTATGCTTTATAAAATTAAGTACTCTACCGACAACAAGCACTGTAATTCCGCCCATGATATAAAAAGGATATGTTGCTGAGCTTACTATGTAACTTACTCCATATCTCGATACGTCCAACCACCAACCTGGTAACAGCCATAACACACAAACTAAAACCCCAGAAATGCCGCATATTAACTCTTGAATGACATAATGCTTCTTTTGGGTTCCGACGTATATTACTCCAACAATAGTTGCAGGAATACAAAAGAAAATTAAACCCACTAAACCTATTACACCCATTAATGCAGGTAAATAATTTATTTTTTCAAATGAATTGGAGTCATATGGTGCAAAGATAAGAACTAATGCTAATCCTGTAAAAAAAGGGCTCATTGCAAAAATTGTGATAGATGTTGAGTTCGTTATTTTCATGGTCTGAACCCATCTGATTCTGAATACCCCATCTTATAACAGCCAAAATTGAAGCGACTTTTGTAGTCCATTAAATTAACACTATTTCCATCATTCAAAGCACCTGTGAGAAGTTCTCCTGCCCAATTGAAAAGAGGTTGTTCTCTTAAATGTGTCATATGAATATACTGTAACATGGTTTGTTCACTTCTTAATTGATTAATATCCCACTCCATTGCATTAGAATAGATACCGTTATACAGATTTTGAAAGTTATCAAAACCAACGTACATTAGCGCATTTCCAGCATCGCTATGCCATACTTGCAGTGGTTGTTTCCAATTTTTATCATTAAATAGGTCTAAATTTTCCTGCAATATCCACCTTAGTTGAACAGTACAATCTCTAATTATTGATGTGCGCTGTTGGTATCACGATTTAATTTGTCGATGTCTTGTGTATGTTTATCTTTGAGAGTAATATCAATATTACCGCTAATCGTAGCTTTGGTTTAACTCTCTGTGTTGTTACTATGATTGCTATGGGTTGCACAAGGGGTACTTAATCCCCCTAGGCAATATTGCTGTGCTGTTTTACCATAATTAAGTTTGCCTTTTGTTCATGCATATACTCAATAGAAATCAAGATATAGGTTTTAGCATTACTCAATACCCACAGAATGACAATCGGAATAATATCTACCCCTGTAACTCGAAGTAACTTCAGTATAGATACCAGCTTGTTATTAGACGTTTGCATAGTCACTGTCTATTTTTGTTTTGCTGTGACTGATACTCATACTGCCAGTACCCACGCTGACATTTTCGCTGAAGTCAGTTTGTTTGCTGTAATAGTTATCTGTATGCTGTAAACTTTCTATCCGTAAATCATTGCCTACGTTTAATGTTACACCATCCCCTTTAACTTGAGTGCCTATGATTTGGGTGTCTCGGCCACTATTAAGTGTGATGAGGTTACCAGCATTGAGTTCGCTAGCAATATTGGTTAGGCCTAGACTCCCCCCTTTACTCCCATTTTTATCATCTAGATTTGAGGTATCTTTTGCTACTTGTAATAAAATGTCGCGTTTGGCATCTACTGCTGCTAATTTAATACTAAATATTCTAATCTCTCAATCTTTTAATATCAGGCATCTTCATCGTTCACGAGTATAGCGGACTAATGAAAATATTTAACTTGATTGCAATCTCATTTAAACTGAGAACGCCTTTTGATTGAACTAGCTTCATAGCATTACTTTTAAATTCGGCTGAAAATGTTTATTTAGTCATCATTGCCCCTTTTTATTTAGAAAAGTACATGAGCATCTTTGTGACATCTATCCTACACTATATAGGTCAACACACAATTGTGAGCATACTTTTGGTATTTTGTACCAGCTTTATATAAATACTTTTCCCAATTCTTATAGAGTTGAATAATATTTTCTTCATGGGAATTATTTATAGACGTTTTATCCATTACAGGCATATACCTAACAAAGGACTCAATCTCTTCTGGATAGTCAAATTCAGCATATATTTTTTCTACGTCCCCAAATGGGTCTGAGATTGATGCACGATTATCGAAAATATATTTAAGCTCAATATACAACCACTTACCGACATCATAATTCTCAAGTTTTATATCAAGTTGATCTAATAAAGAATCTAATTTGAATACTGTACTTTTATCAATAAACGATATTTCGGCAATTAATTCATTTATATTATTACCTTCTAATAAACTATCAGAGGCATAATTAACTACATCTCTCCACCCTATTAACTTGTGTTTATAGCCCCAATGAATATCTGTCCACTCTAAAAAAATATATTTTTTCACTATCTCGTATTTCATTTGATATTCTCATTTTTATATTGATTTCTGCAGGATCTGGATGAGGGTTCATATGGATATCTTCCACATAAAAAGGAAAGCTACTTGTACACATTCGCGTTAATTCAATTGATAATAAAAAGCAATTTGCAATTTAACGATATATAAATAGGGTAGAATAAGCATAAGCAATATATACGCTATGATAAGATTAATTAATGCTATATTCGCAGGAATTTTTCTATAGTAATTTAAGCCTGCAGCGACTATAAAACCGCCTAAAAACCCCATGTAGCTTAATGGCTCAACTGCCTTAATGAACTCCAAAATATTCAATTCGCCCTTGAAATAACTTACAAGATCAGAGTAATCCGTTATAGCTGCACAAGTTATGAACCCGACCAAACTGCATAAAACATTTTGAATATATCTATGAATTTTAGTCGTGAGCATATAAAATATGCTAGTTGCTATTGTTGCAGGCATAAAAACAATAGCCCCAATCAAACCAATTACATACAGCATTATCGAAACAGGAAAAATACCTAATAAATCCCTTCCCCCATCTTTATCATCTATATGAATTTCAAACATAAATATGTGCATCATTGCAGGTCCTAGATATATTGGACAAAATATAAAAAATAGGAATGCATATAGTTTGAAATTAAAATTATCAATTTTTTTTATTATATAATGTGGAGCATATTTTTCTTTCTGCAATATATTTATAAAAAATAATAACATGACAAAAAAATACAAAAACTGCAACACATCTACAACAACATTTTGATGTGGGTAATTAAATATGTGAAGTAACGCTCTCCACAATACAAAACTAGTACAACTAATTTTCAAAATTTTAATTTGTTGCTTATATTTATCTTTTTCTTTTAAATATTTAAAGGTTAATCCTGCAATCAAAAAAGGCAAAGAAAAAGGTAATATTACAATCACGCCAACACCGTACTCTGAGGCTTTTGAAATTGAAATTTCACTAGGAAACCTAGGAAGAAATAGCCTAAGAACTCTAAATTCCATAAGCAAACTATATAAACTGGCTAAATGTGTATACACAGCCGAACTTAAAATAATGCTAAGCAGTATAAATAAATAGAACTGTTTTCTTTCGTTTATATCAATCACAACTATATTCCCCATCAATTTTCATTCCATTAAGTCCATGTTGCACCCTGCTATTACAATCCATAATATTAACCGAGTGTTCTCCAAAATTTTTTAATTTCAATTGGATTTTGGATTGAAGTGTAGGAAGTTCAAGAATGGTCACATTAAGAGGCATATCCTTAAGATAACTGACTAGTTTTGCTAATTCTGTAGTATTTGAATTATTGGAAGGCTGCTTTTCATCTTTTGTTGACAACATGTATTGTATAAAATTAAGCATGTTGATTTCTGCAGAATCCGAATAAGGGTTCATATGGATACCTTCCACATAATCAGGGAAGTTACCTGTAGCGTATGTACCCAATTCACCAAGCGGTGGGAAATTAGAGTTATTTGGAATATATTTTTCATGTACTGGTTGCAACATTTTTTGCTCACTTATTAACTGATCAACATTCCAAATCATTGAATAAACATCAGGGTTATTTGAGAATAAAGTATATAAATTTAATTTTACTGAATTCACCTTACCAGAATCATCAAAATTTAGTACACTTAGATTAACATTATCATAATTTCCATTGCTGAGATTATACAGATTGCTAAAATTATTAAATCCGCCTTCCATTATTTTTTTCCCAGCTTCTGCACGCCATGCATCCAAGTCGGCATCTAAAGCCCAATCATATAATTCAAATGTATATTCAGAACCGCAGCCTGTTGCTCCCAACCCAGTTAAACAAGCACGGCTGACTTTTTCTGCTTCCCCATACCATTTAATGGGGATGCCTAATTCGTCAAAATAATAGTCATTCATTCCAAAAAAATCAGCACGATTATCAATACTCTCTACTCTCTCACTGATTAACGCTTTTGCATCTTGTCCATTGTATAAAATATTTAGTGTGTTATTACTCGAATAAAAACGGTCACCTAATAAATCTCTCGCATCAATAATTTTATCATTAATACCACCATTATAAGCAATCGCATCTTTTAATGCTGCAGTACAAGCACTAGAATCTGGTTTTTCTTCACATACTGAAACTAAATCAACATCTTGTTCTAGACTGATTTCACTATATTTTTTAATTAATTCATCTCTACGGATTTTACATGCATCAGTAAAACAAATCCCCTCATAATTACTTATAAATTCCTCAGCTTGCATTTGTGTCAGATAATTATTTTCGACTGCATTCTTACCAACAAGTGCTCCTTGAGCAGCATCGCTAGAGCTACCAGCTGCTAATCCGCCTGCTAAACCTGCTGCAATTTGCGACAATGCTGAAATGTTTTGACGTTCCGCTTCAGTCAAATCCTCAAAAGGTTTATTTCCATAAAGTTGCTCTTTTACTAATTGCGCCGCAACTTTTGCTGATAGCGTACTTAACCCACCTGCAAATGCATTATTGCCATTTGCGTGACTGAGTAATGCACCTAAGATGGCATGCGCACCAAGATTAGCCTCAAGGTTAATGCTTCCATCTGGATTGGTGGTGGCTTTCTTAATGGCTTCTGCTAGGTAGGGTGCACTGCCATTAGCAAGGGCTTTGGTGATATCGCCCCCCAATGCGCCTTGCAGAGCACCGGTGAGGGCTTGGGTTACTTGTTGATATTTCCCACCTGTTCCCCAATCGCGCTGTGCATTGTTTTGAGCTCTTTGTTCTATCTCTTGTTTTGAGGGTTCTTTACCTTCTGCAAGGAGTTCTTTCTCGGCTTGTTTCAAGGCATTTTCATCACTCTTCGCTTTCTCTGCGCGTATTTGTCCTTCTGTACGAACAAGATTGCTCAGTTGATTGCCGATATCTGCCATCAGTTGTTGTTCATCTAATCTTGATTGTTCTTTATCTTTATCAAAGATGGTCTCTAATGATTGATGTGCATTATTGGTATCACGATTTAATGTGGCGATGTCTTGTGTCTGTTTATCTTTATCTTTGAGAGTAATGTCAATATTACCGCCAATGGTAGCTTTGGTTTCACTCTCTGAGTTGCCACTATGATTGCTATGGGTTGCACCAGGGGTACTGAATCCCCCTAGGCCATTTTGCTGTGCTGACTCACCAAGGTTAAGATTGCCATTTATTCCGATACCACTACTTGAAACGTCAAATTCGGCTTTATTTTTGATGTCCTCAAAGGTGAGAGTGCCAGTGCTTAGGGTGTTATGCTCTCCTTCACTTGCGATAATTCCCCCTTTGAGGTGAGTATTATTTCCAACTTCAATATCAACGCCTTTTGTACCAGCAAAAATCCCTGCTTGCTCTTGAACGCTTGCATAGTCACTGTCCATTTGGGTTTTGCTGGCACTGATACCCCCACCCATACTGCCAGTACCCACGCTGATATTTGCGCTGAAGTCAGTTTGTTTGCTGTGATAGTTATCTGTATCCTGTAAGCTTTCTATCCGTAAATCATTGCCTACGTTTAATGTGACACCATCCCCTTTAACTTGACTGCCTATAATGTGGGTGTCTCGGCCACTATTGAGTGTGATGAGGTTACCAGCATTCAGTTCGCTGCCGATATTGGTCACGCCATTGCCGTTTTCACTGCCTTTGCCTTTATTAAAGCCGGCATTCACCCCAAAACCACCGTTGTAGGTCACGCCTAGGCTGCCACCTTTACTCTCATTTTTACCATCTAGTTTTGAGGTATCCTTTGCTGCTTGTAATAAAATGTCACGCTTTGCATCTAGGGTCAGGTTATTTGTGGCATCTAGGGTGCTACCTTGTACTAAGATGTCTTGTTCAGTTGCGACAAGATTAATATCACCCCCTGCGGTTAAGTTACTACCAGTATGGTTAACTTGATTGAGGGTTTGCTCTGAGCGTGTGGATTGGGTGCCATAGCTTAGGTTGATGCCAACTGTACTGGATGTATTATTTTGTGCTTTCGCCAATCGATAGTCTTGAGCTGCTTGTGCGCCAGATAAGGCGCTACTGACACCAAGTAATGCATTTTTACGGTCACTGTTGTTTTTGCTGATTTGTGTAGCGTTACTAACTGCGCTACTGATAGCGCTGCCAACTGAGCCACCAAGACTGACTGTGAACCCAGAGCTTTTGGTTTCAGTAACATGTTTTTCATCATGGGTATTGGCGGCGGCTGTGATATCGATACTTTTGGCTAGCGCATTGATATCACCACCTGCGATGACTTCTGAGCCATGTATGGTGGCTTTATTGCCTGCTTGGATTAATACATCCCCATTGAGGCTACCAATTGTGCTGCCAACCTCTACGCCATCACGACTGCTATCGTCATTTTTTTGACTTTTTTTACCAATAAAGACGCCGAGGCCGCCACCACTCATTAATCCGGACCTTTTGGTTTCGGTAGTGGTTTGGGTATAATACTGCTCTTTTGCGGTAGTGATATTGACATCTTTTCCGGCTTTTAGGCTAAGGGTTTCATCTGCAATGATATCGCTACCTTGAACGGTTAAATCTTGACCTGCACTTAGGCTAATGGTGCCTCCATTAAATTGGCTGCCTATACTGGTTTGGTTATCAATTTGTGTTCGGGTAGTTGTAGTTGAGCTAGAAAGCAGTCCTTTATTAGACGCTTTAGTCTGTGAATCTAGGGTCTCGGTCGCAATACCTTCTCGTATGGTTAGGTCATTGCCAGCTTGAACATTCAAGGCTTTATCTGCAGTAACATTAGCTGCGATACTGTCAATATCATTACCTGCAATGATATTAAGGTCACCTGCCGCGTATATTTGGGTGCCTACATCTGTGGTGCTCTCTTGGCGCCAATAGTTATCTCCATCACCGACTTGTTCTTTATTTTTCGTTTGTACGGTATTAAGGGTGAGGTTATTACCGGCTTTAAGTTGGGTTTGGCTGTCTTCGCCTTGATTGACGATGTTTGCAGCGGTCAGGGTAAGGTCGTTCCCTGCATCTAATACTAATACGCCTTCATTGCCAGTGACACCCATTTGTCCGATTTGGTTGATAACGGTTCGTTCTGCGCCATTGGTTGGGGTAATGCCAGTGTTATTAGCGGTAGTGGTGATCACATTAATATCACCGCCTGCTTTTGCTATCAATGTATCGGCTGCTACTATGCTTCCACCTATGTTATTAATGTCTTGTTTTGCTGTCAGTCCGATTTCTTTACCACTCAGTTTCCCTGCGTTGTTATTAATGTTATTTGCATTCACTAACAAGGTCTGTTGTGTTTGTATTCTCCCGCTATTATTTAAATCATCTTTGAGATCTAACTGCATGTTTTTAGCGCTGAGCAAGGCACCTGCATTGGTTAAATCTTCTGGTTGTACTTTTGCATACACTTGAGGAACTAACACTTCTTGTGTTGTACCATCTGGCAAGGTTACGTTTTGGGTGACTAACCAAACGATATCGGTTGTCAGGCTAGCAACTTGCTCGGCTGAAAGTGCTATACCTGGGGTAAGGTTGAATTTTTCTGCAGCGGCTAGGCCTGCATCCATTAAGGCTTTATATTGTTCTTCATCATTAGTGTAGTCACCTAGATAACGATTACCTGTCAGGCTTATGATTTGGTCTTTTACGAGTTTTTGCTCGTAATATCCATCACCCAGTCGTTTATGCTGATTGCTATGATTGCTATTAAACGCTTTGAGCATGTAATCAGAGCCTAACCATTTTTTTTGATCGGTAAAGCGTGGGTCGGTTTCTATTAAATAGTCTGCTTTGCCATTGGGGTTAATTTGATATAGGCTATTTGTCGGTAATGTCAGTGATGGCAAAGTGGTGTTAATGCCATTTACCGTGCTTTCACTGATATTAGCGGTGTGTGTAATAGCTTGATTGGCTTTATATTCGGTTAGTTCTAAATCAATATTCACTTCTTGGTAATTATTGATGCTAAAACCATTTGAATCCTGATAAGTCCTATTTTGCAAAAAACCATGTTCTACATTGGAAAACCAATGAGTGCCACTTCCCTTTTCACTGATGCGTCTGATGCCGATGGTTTCAAAATTATTGAGTTCAACCGCATCCACGAGTAAGGATTTACCTGCTAAGATATGGCTATCTAGGTTATCTATTTTTTTTGCATCGATGACTAAATTACCGCCGGCTATGATTTCTCCTGGGTTAGTTTCTTGTATGACGTCATCAACAAATACTCGGGTAAAATAGAGTTCTTGCCAATCATTGCTTTTAGTGCCGGTAGGAACTGTGATGTGTGTTACGTCATATTTATCATTACAGGGTTTTATTTCATTATAATCGTATACGGTCGGGCTTCCCCATAACCCTGCTTTATGGTGAACTGTACGACTAGTCTCTTCTTGTGTGATAATTAATTGAGCATTCTTATTTAGCAGGTAGTCACTATTAATATACATGTCATTGAGGGATTCAATGCGTGCACTGCTATTTTCAACAATCGATGCGGCGCCACTGACTTCATAATCATCGGTTAAGGTACCGCCGATTGCTAAATCACCTCCACTGTAAATTAAACTATGCCAGTCATTGACGAGTATGGTAGTACCAATATTCAAAAGTTCTCGCGCGGCTAGTGTTGCGCTTTTATCTGCTTCACTGAGATTTTGTAAGGTATGTGTTTTAAATGCGATGATATCACCATAGATTCTTCCTGTGCCTATGTTACTTAATAATTCGGTTTGAATGGTGGTGGTGAGTCCATCTATGAGTCCTCGGTTAGTCAGGGTGTCGGTGAGATTCAGATTAGCCCAACCTGCTGTCACTTCGCCAACTAAATGATTATTAAATGATAGAGCATTAATGTTGGCCTGCTTAGCGGCCCAAAATGTCCCCAAATTATCAATGGTGCCGGTCGAGCTCAGGTTAAGTGTTCCGTTAGCAATCATGGTACCGGTATGTTCATAGCCGCTACCTAATGTCACCGCCATATTTCCTTCGGATTGGACTTTCCCTGGGCTCGTTAGGTATGTGGTTTCAATTTCAAGGTTGTTACCTGCGGCAAGTTCACCTATGTTATCAACGCGCTGCTTCGCCTTAATGTGAAGCTGCTGATTGGCAACCATCTCCCCTGAATTAGTTAGGCTTTGACCACTGAGCGTAATGTCACCTTTGGCTGCAACGAGACCGGTATTGTCTATTTCCTGCGCAGCCACTGCTACCGTATTTTCGGCATAGAGGGTGCCTGTGTTGTTGACGATATTCGCATTAACGTTCAGGGTACCTTTATTTTGTATGTCACCGGTATTATTGAGTATACGGGTATTCACTGAGGTATTTTTATGACTTTCAATGTTACCTTGGTTAGTCAATGCGCTCGACGTTAACTCAATATTGCCTTCTGCATAAAGTTGACCACTATTATCGATATGGTTGCTATGTGAGGTCAATGAGACATCGCCTTTCGCTTGTATTGCGCCGGTATTAACGAGTTTACCATCAGCGGTAATGGTAATGTTACTGGCTGAAGCGCCTATTTTCCCGGTATTTTTGACGCCAACTCCGTGTTCGGTACCTACTAAACGGATTTTACCAGCATACATGCCTCCTAAGTCGGAGACATCTATCGCTACGGTAGGTCTATTCACTTCACTTTGTACGGCATTTTGGATAACGGTCATGTTATCTGCATCGATTTGGTTTTGCCCAGTCGTCACGGTTAGTTCATTCGCCCAGACATCCCCATTGACTTCAACCGCCCTTGAGATTAAATCAGTTTTATCCTGCCGAGAGCTATCAAGTCCTGCTCCTTGAACGACAATTTTACCATCACTCACCTGATAGCCCGTCACTGCGCCATTTTCAACTACGACATTCCCGGTGGTTAGGGTTGCTCGGTGGCTATTAATAAATCCACATCCCTCACAAGTTACGCCGGCTGGATTGGCGATAATGACTTGGGCTTTTTTGCCCGCTACTTCAACAAACCCATTTAAATGACTAGGATTCTTACTGTTCACTTCATTCAAAATAATTCGTGCTTCACCTGTTGCAAGGTATGGATTGGCATCTACCATTCCACCTAGCTCAGTTTGACTGGGTTTGCGACCATTATTTAGAATAACCCCTTTTGATTAACGTCAAACTGGGAATATTTATTGTGTGAAACGCCTGAGGCGCTAGGGGTGTGTATGTTAACTTGAGGGGTACCATTAGCACTCTCAATGATGATGGGTCTTTGGTTACCAGGTGCATTCGCATCAGCAACAATATTCGCATCCACAGACGATACCCAAAGGATATTACCAAGTACCAGACTGGTCAACCAAACTAACTTTTGCAAGTTAAATACACTTGATATGGTGTTAACGCCCTCTATCACCGCATCATCTTTATTCGGTTGATGGATTTTGGCTAGCTCAGAGACTGCCGTCATTACACCTAAAGCTTGATTGAAGATCACGCGATAACGAAGTTTGTTCATTTGTAATTACCTTTCTCTGTTTTAATATGCATTAAGATATATTTAAGATGTATTATTCTTTTAAATTTAAATAATCGATATTGATTTGCTAGAATTCATAATTCAAATTAAAAGCAAACATTAAATCATCCGTGATGAACCCTTCTGGTTTAGACAATGGATGCCCCATATAGAAGTCATAACCAAAATTTTGCCTGCTGCCTCTTATGCCAAGTGCTCCACCTGCTAAATGGGTACCTAATAAAAACTCTGTATCAGGACCAGTTACTACGCCATAATCAGTTGCTAAGTAAACTTGATAAGAGCCTGTTGGTGCGTGCCAAGAGAATTCACCACGGGTAAACCACCCATTATCCGCACTTAACGTCCGTTCACCATCAAATCCTCTGACGCTATAGCGACTACCGATGGAAAATTGATCTTGTGAAGTTAACCGATTGACAGCAATCTGCTGTTGATGTTGTAGTGAAAAACTAAATTGATCGTTTTGAATCTTAAACGGTAAAGAAAGTCCCGCATCGAATCGCCAAATTTTTGCAAGCGCTGTACCCTCATCAAACAACTCTTCTGGTGCTGGCTTTGCACCAAACCAACGTGTTCCTCGTTGATAACTGATCCCACCATTTAACGTGAAATTTTCGAAATAGTGTTTGTGCTGTAATCCTAATTTCCAGGCGGAAGTGCGTCTTCTCTGAACCTCTATTTCAGTATCATCAATATAGTTTTTGGTGCTGCGATAATTAATGTCGTAACTAACGGTCGTTTTATGCGATGCGGCTCTGTGCAGCATATGAGCCACTTGAAGGTTTAAACTATTATTGTCTCCACTATAAACATAATCAGTTGTCAGCCCTGCTACGGTTTGATGGTAGTTATATCGACTACCTGTAAAGGAGAACAAAGTATCACCAAATGGTAAAGAATAATGCCCTGTTAGGTTTTGAGTTCCTTGTGAACTTTTACCATGTACGTCATTATTCCAAGAAACATATGCTAAATCACTGAGTGCCAATGGGTTATCAACATATAAGGTTGCGCTCCCTTGATAGGTGCCTGTTGATTTTGAACCTGAGTTATCAAGAGACAAAGCAACACGCCAGAATTTCTTCTGATGACGTTTTATGACGATATCACTCTCACCTTGATTTTCGGTTGGCACAATTTCCATCTCAGCTTGGACTGTCGAAAGACGCTGTAGGTTTTCTAAACCCTGTTCTATTTTTCGTAAATCCAATAAATCGCCAGACCTTGCTGGCATTGCTGTCCATAAAAATGCATATTTAGCACTGCCTTCTTCAAAATAGACTTGACGAACTTTACCTGGGATAATTTTGAGCGTTAAAATACCTGTGGTTAAATCTTGCTCCGGTGCAACGATACGAGTGGTAACGTACCCTCTATCAATGATTAAATTTTGTAAGTTACTAACTAACTGACTAATGCCTATTCCACCTAAGCATAATCCTTGCGCTGATTCTTTCACGAAATTAAGTGGAATAGCTTGTGGAAGCGATTCCTTATCTTCAATTACAATTTGATTAATGACAAAACAGATATCCTCAGTTGGATAATCTGAAGAAGACGCTATTCCTGTGCTAGCATCAAATCGCACAGACGGCAATTCTTGAGCAAGCGCTGCCTGCCTTGCTTCCTGCCTCTGCTGTTGAATAATTTGTTGTTGTTTAATAATTTCATTTCCATTTACATTCAATTCTACGGCATCAATAGAATAAACAAAGAATACGCATAAAAATAAAACAAAAGATTTAGAACAAATGGATAACACTGTAACCCCATTAAGCAAATAAACAACTTTTCAAAAAATAAGATATAAATAAGATAATATATTTTCACAAGAAATGGGTTACGCAACTTAAATCAAGGCACTTATAACCTCTTAAAAGAAACATTAAACAATTTTAATATAAAAACATAATCACACAAAAAATATAACAATTAAATAATTAAATAATTAAATAATTAAATAATTAAATAATTAAATGAAAAATTCACATAAAAATATAATACAACAAAGCAAATAAATTCTCCACTTTATTTTATGAATTATTTAAGTTATATATATTTAAGTTTTAAAAATAAATTACAGGTACATTTATATAAGTGTTATTCATATTGCTTATTTAAAAAAACCAACACAATACTTCAATTACAAACTAAAATATAAATTTAAAAGAAAATTATATAACCAGTAACATAATTACCAATAGTTTAATAAAAAAACAACACTCACCTTTCATTATTCAAACAATCACCAAATAAATAGAATCTAATTCATTACATTAATATAATTTAAAGTCAATTAAATATCAGCTATTTAAGTTACTATAAAATCGAATCATAGCTTAATAATCATCATGCAACCTTAGTTTAATCACCTATTAAACGTAATAAATTTAATTTAAACAAACATGCATTACATATATCTTTCAGAGTTATTTAATTATCAATCTAATTTTTTATAAACCAAGCTATATATCGCATTAACTTTTTAATAAGATATTATTTGCATAACTGAAATAATTAAAAATATTATAAAAATAAAAATAAAAATTAATTTAAAATAACTAACACCTATTATGATAATTATAAATAATTAGTAAAATAGCTATTGATAAATAAGATCTAGAATACGACATAACATAAAGGAAATTTGCTTATCAACGATAAAGAGTGCATTTATATAATTAACTGATCGATTATAGAATATTACTATTAGACACAGTAAAAGGCCAAGTAACATCCGAAAAAGAATGTATATTAGATCTTTTTATCGTATAAGTCGAATGTATCATAAGAATACATGTCTTGTTTACTACGCTACTAAATAGTTGCCATACTTATTTATTACTGTTTGTAAGTTTGTTATAATATTTGTAAGAAAATTACGAATACATATTCTTATGCTACTACATGATTTAAATACAATATCACTACAGTTTTACCATCTATAATAGAAAGATTCTAACCTACATTTTTAATGACATTTAATACAAGGATATATTATGAATAACATCGTAAAAGCATTACCTCTCGCACTTATCACATTAACATTCTCAGCATTTTCTAATGTAGAGGGTACATATGCTGGTCATAACAAAGCACGCATTCATTTATGGTCTTACAAAGATTCTGATATTTACCAATATCAATTAGTCTTTACGGACGCTTATGGCCAGCAACCAAATGCATTCCAAGCACCAAGTGCTGCTGAAATCACATTTGGTAAAACATATACATTCAAACAAAATGGTAGCCGCTATGATGACACCCAGCCTAGCCAATGTATTATTAAAGCAACGTTTGATGAGGGAATACTTACGATTGACACTCAAAATGGTTGTAATGACTATACAGGTCAATATTCTTTTTCAACTAAAGCATCATACATTCCAGAAGAATATCGAGGTACTTGGAGTAAGGAACCTGATTGCAATACAGTCGCAATCATAGATGAAACATGGTTTGCTGTAGATGCTGATTATGGTTCTGCATTTGTTGTTGATGTTGTAGATGGCAATGATCAAAGCCATAACATAGTTGGACTAGAGTATTATGAGGATTTCTATGGTTCAGCAGCGATTAATATAAAACGTATTGATGACAAACTTTATATAAAAGGTGAACATCATGCAATACCTTATGATGATATATTTTCACGTTGCAATAAAAAATCATTTTAACACCTGAAAATTCTGATTCATAAATGGTTTGAGCTTAATTAAGCAGCTATAGTTTTTGGGGGTTCTGCTAAGTTGCTAAGTAATTTATTATACTGTCAATGGTAATTTTAAAATCCTCACTTATTGATTTCAGAGTAACTGACACACGCTTCTGGAATTCCATTATTACAAGACAAATTATAAAATTCCTTAGCTTTTTGATAATCTTGTTTTATCCCATACCCCTTATGATAGATTACTCCGAGTAAGAATTGCGCATCTGAATCTCCTTGACTAGACGCTAACTCAAAATATTTTTTAGCTTTGTAATAATCTTGTATTACTCCTTCACCAACATAATACATAGACCCAAGTTTAAATTGTGCATCGGAAAATCCTTGATTAGCCGATAAATCAAAATATTTTTTAGCTTCTTGGTAATCTTTTTTTGTCCCTACACCATAAGCATAAATAACCCCAAGATTATATTGAGCCTTAGCGTCTCCTTCAATTGCCATAGCTTCTAATTTTTTAAAATCAGCAAATATTGAAACAGAAAACAAGCAGAGAACATAAAATAATATTTTTTTCATCATCACCTCAATAGCAAAAGAATTACAGTAAAATTTTCGCTGCACTAAATAATGCTTATGATACCGCATACAACTCACAATTATTGTTTATTTAATTGTGTTTTTGTTTAGTTCGCTAACAGCGGGAAAGAACAGTTCAACCACCTAATTTCTTAATAAATTTACTGCTTCTTTATGTCTGAAAGTAAAGCCTAAAAAGTCAAATTTATTGTGTTTCACTCGTTTATTTGTCCACACATCACAATTTACTATTTTGCTGCTGAGCCAGCTAAAACCATTATTGAAAGTCACGTTTAGCTTTGTTAGCGTGAGTGATTCGTACTCGCAGTTTTGATATGCAGTTTTGACATTACTTTTTACTTAACGACACGACATCAATGATTCATTTTCATTCAGCTTATTACTACAGAACTGACAATTTAAACATTGTTTTTTAGCTCCGCGCTCACCACGAAATCACTAAAATAACTCAGCTAGAGCCGATTTAACACCAAGTCATAAGAGCATAAATATTGAATTTTATTCTCTGGTTATACCAGTCTAAAGCAAGTTATGGTAACGTTTTTTTCAGTAAATTTATATAGGTGTATTCTTGTATTAGGTAATTTTTTAGAGGACTTATTATTTCTTTGAATGATAATCAGGTATTTAAATAACTTCCTTATTTAAAATGATTATCTCTATGCTTTAGAAATTACTTGATTATTTAGTATTATTTAGCTACTTCATTAAGTTAAGACAATGTTTTCTGTGATCTATAACTCAAATCAGCATTAAACTCACCTTTTATTAACACATATCTAACATTTCTAGAATATATTGATTGATATACTTATTGAAGTATCCTACTTTGTTTATACTCAATTCTCTAAATTAGCAGAAACTGAGCCTGTTCCAAGTATTATCCAAGATGTATTCGCGATTACTGAAGCCTGCATTTAAATTTTTTTATTGAGTATATGCTTTTAAATGTTTCATTTATAACTCTCAAATTAAAGGTGGCAAATTATGAATAGATTTAAATTGACTGCTATTATTTCCTATTTTTTATCAGTTCCCTTAATGTTTTTTCATGCACCAATAACAGCAGATACTGAAAAAATTTCTAATGTAAAAAATGTTATTTTTTTAATTCCTGATGGTATGAGTGGCACAAGCGCTACACTTGCTAGGTTATATAAAGGTGAACATTTAGTAATGGATGGTCTGGCAAGTGGATTGATGAGTACATGGAGTGCTGATGGTACAGTTGCTGATTCAGCTCCTGCAGGTACAGCTATGGCAACAAGTTGGAAAGCTCAAAGTGGTAATGTAGGTATCACTGGAGAAGTTTATGATTTCCCAAATGCTAAAACTCCACCAGAAACTGAAAGACTTAGACCAGTAGCTTCTTTATTAGAAGCGGCTAAGTTATCAGGTAAATCTGTTGGCATAGTTAGCACTAGCGAGTTTATGCATGCAACACCTGCGGCATTTACAGCTCATGATATCTCAAGAAAAAATTATGACAATTTAACTGAGCAAATTTTGCATAATGGATTGACTGTAATTCTCGGGGGAGGACTTAAATATCTTCAAGTTGATGAAAGAAAAGACAACGAGGATATGCAACTTATCGCTCAACAAGAAGGTTTTTCACGGGTTAATAATACATCTGAATTAATGGCATTCGATGGTCAAAAATTATTAGGTGTATTTGCAAAAAATCCTAGTGCTACCTCAATATCTTATGATATAGATAGGGATAAAGACTTAGAACCAAGTTTATCGCAAATGACAAAAAAAGCGATTGAAATTTTAAATAAAAATGATGACGGATTTTTTTTAATGGTTGAAGGCTCTAAAGTTGACTGGGCTGCGCATGCAAATGATCCTATTGCTATTGTAAGTGAGGTATTAAGCTTTGATTCAGCAGTGCATGAAGCTTATGAATTTGCAAAAAAGGACCAAAATACACTCGTCATTATAGTTCCTGATCACGGTAATTCAGGAATATCAATTGGTGATAGATCAACTAGTACATCATATAACAAGACACATTGGAGTAATTTTGTAGATCCATTAAAAAATGCAAAAATGACTGGTGAAGCTTTTGAGGACATACTTCCCAATAATTTTAGGGATCAATCAATAGAAGCATTCACACCAATTATTAGCCAACTTGTTGAACAAAATTTCGGAATTACAGATTTAACGAATGAAGAAATTAAGTCAATTCATGAGGCTAAAGTTGGTTATATGGGGTATGCAATAGGCCCAATAATGGCAAATAGGGCTAAAATAGGTTTTACAACCAATGGGCACACTGGCCAGGACGTTATATTATATTCATATGATCCCCGTGGTAAATTAATCGGTGGTTTACTAGAAAACACCGAACTATCTGAATTTATAGCTAAATCGATAGGGGTTGATTTAGATAGAACAACAAATGAATTATTTATTAATGTCGAAAATGAGTTTAAAAATGATAGCAAAGTAATTATTAAACAAAATGATGATGACCCTGAAAATCCGGTTCTGATTTTAACTAAAAATGATGATGTATTAATAATTCCTAGAAACAAAAATTATGTTACATTTAATGATGATAAAATTTTTTCTAAAGGTGTTAATATTTTTAATGGGACGAATTGGTTTGTATCTGAATCTATTATCTCACTTATGAAGTAAACAGCATATCTAATTAAAAGTGACAATTTCGAGCTAGATGTGACGTTACTCCTAGCTCGAATTCATTTGCCCAGTTAAATAATAACAAGTATAAGACACCCGTTTCGCTCGTTTGCGTTCACAGAACTGTTTGTGAAATTCTCCATTCATATAGCCCCTCTATTAATTATCAATCAGGCCTTAGCTTTCTGTAACTCTTTTCTAGCGGCATTCGCAAGAAAGTAACTCCTACTCTTATACTCAGCATTTGATTTAACAACTAAATCAATCTGATAAATTAACCTATGAGGCAAAGTAACATTAATTCTTTCAACTTTACCGTCATACTTTGATGTGTCTATGGAAACATTGAACCACTGACCATCTTGATATATACCATCTGAGTCATTTCTTAAATGCTCAAATACATTGCATGGCTGAGGTATATCGTCACCTTTCTCAGCTAATGATTCGAAGTGAAAATCAAGCGCACTTATCGCCTCGCTAAACAAATCTCCATCAGGCTCAATGGCAAAGTAACAGCCAACAACATCAGGAAAAAATCCACTCGCTGAACCATCTTCACCAAAATGCACATAAGCTGGGTAGATATTCATATTTGTACTCCTTAATTATAACTTATCATAAAGAGCGCGCCTTTCAGCGCTTCTCTTACAGTTATTTCAAATTTGCATCTTTCATAATTTTCTTAACTGTTCCAATTTGCATATCTTTTCGAGGGTGTGGAACAGTAATTGTTAGTGGGTTATCTGGGTGTTCGAATTGATGATGGCTGCCTTTTACTCTTTTTAACACCTAACCGTTTTTTTTCTAACAACTTTATCAATTCTGCACTAGTCAACTTCCCCCCTTATTTATTTCAATAGGCTTATTATACACACGATACACAACAAGTAAATATTTAATGTGTGTATAGTGTGTTTTATTTATCTTTGGTTTTATTGTTAAAAAATACAGCTAGAGAACCAATTAAACAAAAAACCGCCACTTGGGCGGTTGAATATTATTTTTTGTTTTTATTGCAGTATATGAATATCACTGTGGCTTATGGGATAGCTTTTAAATTCAACAGGCAAGAAACCCAATGTTTTACAAATCCCTGTCGCCATATCATTAAATGTATCTGATTCACCGGTAAAAAATACCCTCGTTTTCATTACATTGCCTGATACAAATACTCTGACTAAATAACGCTTTTAGAATGAGAACGGTATCAACTTATCAAAGCTAATGTCTTTTTTAGATTCTGGTTGCTCTGCTTCGAGTAGCTCGCCCACTAATGCCAACTTATGCACGTACTCTACAGCAACAGGAAGCATTGAAGGTTCTAGTTCATTAATATGTTTAACGTTGAATCTCTGATGAACGTATGAATACGCTTCTGGATAAAGAATGTGTTTTTTGCTTACTAAGAGGTTGATTGCGTCTCTTAGTGGTGTTCTGTCATCAGCTGTTGATTTGCTATTTGTGGTTGACTGATTAAAACTAGCTCTTAATCTTTTCTCGCACTCAATAAAGTACCGTCTAATTTCTCTTCCTTTATCGTTACGCTCAACCATCGCTAGTTCTTTTGCTGTATCGAGTGTTAGGTGGTAACCTTTTTTGTTGTGTCCGCCTCTACCTTTTTGCTTACCAATTTTGGTAAGCAAAATAAAGTCTTGATTTTCAATGAAACCGTAATCAGTTATACGTTCCATGATCCAACTTGCAAATTGCTTTCCGACCTGCAAGAAAGCATGCAATTCTCGCGCATCACATAGTAAATTAGTTTCATTATTGATTTGACTCTCAAAGACAGGGATTAATTGATTAGTCATAATCGATAAATTTCAAAGAAATCATATGTTACTTTCTCAAGAGTCTGTTTTTTGTTTTTTTGGATTTCGATTGAATTACGCGGATCATCGCCATTTGCTAAATGTTCTAAAAACTCTATTTTTTTATTTCTTGCATCTTTAAGTGATATGATGGGATATTAGCCAATTGTGATCACTGCTCTTTTTTTGTCGCCGGTGCATAGTACCTAAACCGCCAAGTTTTTGTACCATAAACCCTAATTAGCAACTCTAACCCATCACCGTCAAAAAGAGTACTATCAGAATCTGTTGGTTTAGTTTGTTTTATTTCTGCATCTATAAGAGGTCGAATTTTTTTAGCCATTTCAATGTTTTCCTTATTTATGGTAACACAAGGTTTTTTTCCTCATGCTGTGTTACCATCCATGTTACTATTATTGAATGCTACTATGGAATATGACCGAACAAGTGAGTACATTTGAGAACATAAAATTTACAAAAAACACGTTAAATATATGTCTTAAAAGGGAATTTTTAGGATAATAGAACAGATAAGAACAGGTGAGAATATTTGATTGGCGTCCCCAGCAGGAAACGTCTATCTATTTTATTCAATGGTTTATTTTAATTATGCGCCTTTCGTGCGTACGCAGTTAAAAATAAGATAAATCTGATGTGTCAATTCATTTCTATTTCTTGTGAGTCTTTATGTTAAAGCTAATTAAAAAAATATTCAATCGAGAAAAAACAGTCAACTCTTTTATTCCAACCTACATTCAAATCCTAGAATCAAAAAATCTTAAGCTTAAAACTCTAAATGATAAAAAGCTTCATTTAAGCAGATTCACATCTGCACTGGGTCATCGACTGCTTGATGATATTAAGCCAATTGATGTTATAAATCTAACACAACCACTTGTCGAACAAGGCAAGCATAATTCAGCTCGAAAACTGTATTGGAACATCAAAGAGTTTTATTCCGAAGCTATCATCCACGGCTTGTGTGAATCAAGCCCTTTGACGCATATCAAACCGCCCAGAGATTCAGTAAAAAGAAATCGTTTAGCTACCAAAGATTTTTTAACTATGCTGCAAGCATCAAAACAACTCAATCGTAAAAAATGGTTTTATTTGGCTTTGCTATTAGCAGTAATCACAGGCCAACGCAGACATGATATATCGAAAATGAAATTCTCTGATATTTGGGACGGCTATCTACACATTAAGCAGCAGAAGACAGGCGCTATGGTCGCACTACCAATTGATTTGCGTCTTGATGTAATTGGTATGTCAATTAATGATGTCGTTAGCTTATGCAAAATTGGTAATAATTCTGAATTTCTACTAGTACATAAAAATAGCAGTCAAGTGCGTCCTCATTCACTGTCAGACGGATTTAGAACATTGTATGTAGATTGCTTCGGAGAGTGGGAAAAAGAGGGTACTCAGCCGAGTTTTCATGAAATTCGCTCGCTATCAGAGCGATTGTATCGTGAGCAAGGGATTAACACCCAAGTACTACTTGGCCATAAAAGAGCATCAATGACTGATATGTATAATGATGATCGAGGTCTTAGTAGCAAGGATTGGAAAAGATTGAAACTTTAACTTGCTTGCATGATAAAATTCTTCATGTAGACTGCAGTCACCCTCACAGCAGTGAGTCTTTTCTTTTTTGAGGTATTTATGGAAAAAAAACATGGGCTAGTTGGCAAACCAAGCAACAATTCAAAAGATATAACGAAAAAAATGATAAGTATCAGAGTCGATCCTGTTGATTTAGAACGTTGGAAATCGATTGCAGAATCTAATAATATGAAGTTCACTGAATTTTTTGAACAAGCTCTTAATGAAAAGTGTGCGAAATATCACAGTTGAAATTTAAAATGTATTGACATGTTAAATATCAATCATTATAATGCCCCCATCAACTAACAAAAGTGGAGCTAACGAAAATGAATGTAATGACTAAAGCATGGGAAATCTCTAGAAACGCAGTGGCAAAATTTGGCGGTAAAGCTAGTGATTATTTTCGTTCAGCTCTAAAAATGGCATGGGGTATTATAAGAGGTGTTACTATGAGTACAGAGCAAAAATTATTAGATTTGGGCTTAGAATCTTGGAAAGGTAAAAGAATCTACATTAAAGATGACTTCTTTGAAGTAGTTTTCGGATTGAAATTGGATAGATACAAATCAGGACAAATTAAAAAAGCTTATCTTAATGGCGAAGAAATTTCCAATAATCAAGCTTGGAAATTGTCTCAGCGTGAATATATTTACTTTGATATTGAAAAAAATGTATTTGTTGGTACTGAAATGAAACCAATTATTTAATTGTTTTGGGGGCATATAGCCCCTTTTTTTTATTCAAACCGCCCCATAAAGCGCCTTTAGCTCGTCGGGCGCATTCCAGCCTAAATACAAAGCCTCAAAGAATAACCAATAGCTCATATCTGGCATTTTTTCTAAATCAGGAAACGTATCTGATTGTGGCCATCTTCTAAACTCATCTCTAACTTGAATCAGTTCTTCCCTTTCTTCTTCAGTCAACCTATGGTCAGCTATCGTATAATCAATAACAGTCATTCTATCCGTTGCAGATAGAAACGAATCTCTACATTGACGCGCGATAACTTTTGGGTCTGGTTTCTCTACCTCAACGATTTCAATCTCGCCAAATTCTCCCTCCATTGCTCGCTGATAGATGTCGAACGTACTATCATCTGGATTACTGATTGCCCCGAACGGATACATATACTCGCCATCTTGGTAGATGTCTAGCTCTATAAATTTTTTGATGTTAATAGTGCGAGGGTTATGGTAAGTGACAACGGGCTCTTTGATTTCTTTTTGTTCATCTAAATTTTCATATTGCATTGGATATTCCTTTTAAGTTGATGCAAGCAAATTAATTTTTATAAATTTAGTTTATTCGCGTCCATGTTTGGACATATAAACCTAAAAAGTAATCGTAGACATCAGATACAAATCTATAAGTTCCTGCTAGGTTCCAAGAAAGAGTTGTACCTGCTATCGTACAGTTTTTATAATTAGGGTCATCATCCATAGGTGAATCCCACATCCGAGTAACAGATGAACCAACACCATTAAAAGCACCTGCGTTACCTGTGTGTAAAACTTCATTTTTTGAATAAGTCAGCCTGTTGTCTTCACGGAGTGTTAAATCATGATTATTTTTGCTGTTATATATTACTATTCTATCGTAAAACTTAGATGTACCTGCCTCAGCTACTCGCCCTATATAACCGAAATTCTGACCATTAGTATCTCTAAACCATATTTGAGAATTTTGACCTGCCATATTAGGCTTGACAATTAAACCACCTCCACCAACTGTCATTAACTTAGTAAAATTTAGCGTTGCATTTTCATGAGCAACTTGAGTCCATTTTGACCATACGCTTGTTCCGTTTAAAACTCTAAAACTAATTACCTCGCCTACAACGGCAATTTGAGTAATATAAGTGGATTCACCATGTTGCAAAACTAGCATTGCCCCACCTGATGAAGTATTCGCCCAATTTTTAGCAGTGCTAGCTATACTATAAAAACCTGCTTTCAATAGTGTGTTTACATCATTCAATGTTGGTGTCAAGTCATGGGCTAACGCATTGCTTTTCATTGCACCTAAGTTCAGCAATGCCCTAGCTTTATCCTGGACATCATTTAAATCATTTTTAGCTAACAATGCGCCATCAAGGCTCATTTCTTCAACACCAAGATGATCTTTGATTGCTTGTTTTTCTTCATCACTTAACGCTTCAAATTCTTGAATCAGCAAATCTTTATTAAATCCGCTTGTTGCATTTAAAGCAGCTTGTTTAGCTTCTTCAGCACTGACCTTAGATTCAGATGCTGATTGAGCTGAATCATTAGCGCTAGATTGAGCGTTATTAGCATGACTGAGAGCGGTATCTTCACTTTGCTTAGCTTGAGTAGCAGATTGACTTGCATTACTTGCGCTAGATGCTGAATCATTAGCAGATTGTAGAGATTTACTCGCTGATTCTGCTGATTTAGTTGCTGAATCTTTGGATTGTTTAGCAGAATTAGACGCATTTAGTGCGTACTGACTTGCATCACTCGCACTAGATTGAGCGTGATTCGCTGAGCTTTCGGCAGCTGTTGCATAATTTGTAACAGTTTGTATTGTTTGGTTTAAGTCTTGAAGATTCACGCTTAGTAGTGAATATGGATACATCTCAATTTCAGTACCATCTGGTTTTATAACTGTGAATGGCTCAGTGCCAGAGTACATTTGGTCAAATACTTGCATCTGTTCTTGATAGTGAGCGAGTGCTTTAGATGCTTTAAGTGCCACATCGCCAAGTGAACCGTAAACGACGCTCATAATCACGTAAGCACTGTTTGTCACATCTTCAAGCGCTAATTCTTTGATATAGAGTTCAGTATCACTCTTTACTTCTGTTATTTCATAAATGTTGTTGTTGACGATTAAAGGCTGACCTGCTTCAACGTTCGCTAGTTTGTCCTGCCACTTCGTTCCCATTCCAAGCACTTTATTGGTGCCTTTTTTGAGTGTTACTGTTCCGTTTCTGTACCACATTTCCTTTCTCCTAAAATGCAAAAAGCCCTCGAAGTGAGGGCTTATTTAAGATTTGCGTATGTATCGTATTTATCAGTCTCTATATAAAATATTTTCTGTAGAACTGACGGTTTATTTTCGATTGGTTCGGGAATATTAAAACTTTCAACTATATTTTTTAAAAAAATTTCATTCTGATGAGCCCCTGTAACTACGTGCCAATATGATCTTCCATCGTACAAGTTATTATATACAGAAGCGATGACTTGACGGCTGGTAGAAGCAGTTAGAACAGCAACATTATTGGTTAAAATTTTAGAAGCGTCATGCTTATTCTGAATATCAATACCGACATCTAAACTTTTAAATTCCAAAGGCATCCAACTCGAATTAAAGACCTCTACATTAAATTTACTATTGCTTTTCTCACCATAAATTGACATGCCATATTTGCTTAACGTTTTAGGTTGTTGAGAGAACACATACAAATCAGCACCAAAAGACACTTCTTTTTGAGTAGTTATTAGATTTCTTGGTTTTATAGCATTATTAGTCTGCCTTGGTGTGTAAGAGCGATAATCATTTATGTTCGATTCAATTAAAACAGCTGCATTTCTTGATTTTGAACGCATAAAAATCATAACTGGTAAGTTAGCACCAACCTCTGGCAATGTAATATATTGACCCGGAACAACATCAACTGCGTATTTACCGTGAAAAAAATAAGGTCTTCTGTTTAAAGAAAACCATAACCTTTTAGCATTATTTATCTCTATACCAAACATATTTACTCCAAATAGATCATAAATTTATCCCATCGACCGCATACGACTAATACAGAACTACCGCTTATATCTATATATGAGCCAGTTTTAGGAGGCTCATCAACAAAGCAAGCTTTCAATGACAACCCCCTTTGAATTTCTATTTGACAAATAAGCTTAATTAATCCCTCTTCATAATATTCCCATTTAGCATCTTTATATTTATCTGCCCAACCATAATGTAGAACAAAATTAGGAGATAATTGTGAAACTATATCCCTTCCATCATCTAGCTTTATTTGTAATCCATATGACATAAATAACCCTTCTTAAAGTTCACCCATTCGGACACGTAAGACACCTTTCTCATCGAATACATCAATTCTATTATTTGTAATGCTTATTCTCCCCCCTAAGCCAGAGCCATTAATTTCAATCTTGCCGCTTTTATCAATTCTCCAACCTGTTTTGCCTGTTACAAAATCATTTGATTGAATGAAATCCCCAATTTTAGCGTTAGTGATCGAGCCATCTTGAATAACTGCATTTCTCATAAAGACTTGACCGCCATTGACAAAGAAAGGGCTAACTTGTGTACCGTTGATTGAATTTAGAATTGAGAAATTATCTGCAAGGAACACTACATTAGCTTGTGTTTTGCCGTTGACCTCTTCAACACCTAAGCTCATTCCAGCGGCATAAATAACACCATTTGAGCTTATTTTTGCTGAAATAGAGTAAGTTGAAGATAAATTCCCTTTCAAATCAGCTAGAACGTTAGATTGAGTATTTAAACTTGCCGACAAACCATCAATATTCGCTTCTAAAATCTGATTTGAATAAGCTTGGGCTTTTTCTAAGTCTACAAGTGCCTCGTTAAATGTTACTAATTTAGCAGTCACAATATCATCAAAATTCGCTTGTAATTGTTCAATAGACTTAGCTGTCGCCTCTTTCTCATTGGCGATAACTTGGTAAACTTGAAGAATATCAGCTAATATTTCATGATCTTGTTCGCTCATTTGAGCTTTAAGGTTTTGTATTGCCTCTGCCATTGCCTCAGATTCAGTTACAACCGTTTTTTCAACTCGAGTAATTTCGGCTAAAAATTTACCATTCTGCTTCCTCTGACGTTGGATGTCTTCATCATTAGCAGTGGCATTGGAAATAATTGCAAGTGATTGTTTAAGTAAATCATCTGCGTGTTGCTCTATTGCGTCAAATTTATCTGAGAATTCGTCATTCAGTTGCTTAAATACATCAGATTCTTTAAGTGCGTCAGTAACAACTTTTTCAATATCATCAACACTAGTAGATGAAATGCCCTGTATCCAATCAGTCCAATCGCTTTGATTTCCCAATTTGTCTACTAAGCGTGCTTTGTAGAAGAACATCTGACCAGCACTTAACCCCATTTGCTGATAAGTACCTTGCGGATAAGAAATATCAGCAAGCAATAAAGCTCCCTTGTCACTATCTTGAGTGTTGTACCAAATCTCGGTTTTTAAGGTATCAGTTGCTTCTGCAGGAAAGTACCAGTTTAACTGGATACCAAAAGTAATAGGATTTGTAGTAAATCCTACAGGCATAGGCGGTTTACCTGCTTTACCTGTAATAGTCATTTCATCAGCATAAGACCAGCCTGAACTAATATCAGACGCATTAATAGCTCTTACACGCGCCTGATAGCGACCTGAGTAGATGCCCTCTATATCGAACGAATTAACACTTGAGCGTAGAGCTGGTATCCAATTGCCATTGTCCTTGCGCCACTCTGATTCATAACTGATTGCGCCATCTGTTTTATCCCATTCAACATGAAGTGTGGCAATATTGATACCCTGTTCCACCCTTGATGATGACGTGATTACAACGTTAGCAACAGGCTTTTGAATTGATGAGGGTACGACTGAGATTGGTTTAGATTCAATCCTTGCGCCATTGTCGATTCGTGCGTATTTATCAGGATCGTGAGATGTTGCCGTGATAGCATAAGTACCATCATTGTTATCAGCGATAGAAACCACTCTAAACTGCTGAATTGCCAAATCATCAGCGTCAATACTCCAAACCGATTCTTTCATCGGCGCTTCTGAGTAGTCAGCTGAAACCGTTAAGATTTTGTCTTTAACCCCTTGGATAGTGCGTGCTTCTGCTTTACCGCTAGGTAAATTGATGATTAATCTATCGCCTACCTTTGCATCAGATTTTCTATCTAAAGTGATGTTGCGACCATTTACAGCACTGATTCGACCACCAAGCACTCGTCCTGATAATTTAGGGTCCGCAATTCCTATGATGCCGCCTGGTCTTGGGATATTACCGTCAAGCCCAACATTAAAAGAGATGGTTCTATCATTTCGATTTGTCTGAAGTATCCAATCTGCCCTGCGTCTGGCTTCGCTTTCCCTTGTGCAGCCAATTGCCGTGATTGATGTTTCTACGTAACCATAACGCCTAACCAAATCAGGGTCAGATACCACCGCGACCTCATCTTGGTATTGATTGTCAGGATTAGACCAGGAAACCATCACAGTTGAGTATTTAGTGTTGTGAGCCGCACCGGAGTAATTGAATTTGCCATCAACAACATTTGCAGGTGTGTAGATGTAATCAATGTCGGCTGGCATATCAGCAATAGAAGCTAAAATCCCTTTTGACCAGTACGTCATACCTCTAAAAATTGCTGCCAAGTCTCTTAGAACTGTGTAAGCTTCTGCTTTTGATTGAATATACACATCACATATGAAACGCGGCTCAGTACCACTTCCACCTCTACCGTCAGGTACCAATTCATCACAATATTGTGCGATTCTGTACAGTTCCCACTTGTCAATTTGTTCAAGTGAAATACGCTTACCAAGCCCAAAACGTTCATTAGTTACGATATCAAAGAAAACCCAAGCAGGGTTATTGGTCCATGCCCACTTGAATTGACCATTCCAAAGGCCTGAATATGTGCGAGTTATAGGGTCATAGTTATTCGGCACTCTAATCACACGCCCTTTAGGTTTGCAGCTAATCTTAGGGATAGACTGAAACTGCTTAGAGTCAAATTCAACATAGAGCAATGCAGTATTTGGATAACTCAACTTTGCATCAATAATTTCAGTAATTGCTTGAATATTAGTTTTATCCGCCACTTTTGCAGTACTCGAGTCAGCAGTTAAGCGTCTAACACGTATCATCCACCCTGTTGTGGCTTTTGGTAGGTTGATTCTATGTGAACGCTCGTAGAGTGATGTTGTTTTGCCGTCAAATGCGGACCTGATAATTTCTTGATAACTTCCACCGTCTGTTGCTACATCGATAGCATATTCAACTCGTGAGCCTGTCACATCTCCGTTATCATGTTGACGTTGTAATGCTTGCACACCAAGTCTTACTCTAACAGCTGATAATTGAGTGTTGGTTATTGATTTCGCATAGGGATTAGCTGCTTTAAGTTCGGTACCAATTGTTTGTTCATTCTCAACTGCAGGAAACCCTTGTATGTAATCTTGGTCTTGGGTACCAGTTCTTAACTCCCAAGATACACCCGTAAAATTCATTGTGCCATCAGCATTAGCTAGTGGTGTGCCGTCCAAGTAAATATCCTGCGCTGTTAATCCACCTGCGATTTCACCCTCGCATAAAGCTATTAGAATTTTAGCCTTAGCGACTGATAAAAGAGAATCAGGGGACTCTACAGGCGTATGCTGACTACCGCCACCACCTTTTTTGCCTTTAATCATTAAGTTATTGTTGGTCATCTGTGTATATCCCTGCTGAAATGATTGCCCCACCTATTTCTCGGTGACCATAGTACACTGCCACTGGATTGCCTTGTGCCGTAGTATTTACAGAACCACCAAAAGCGTAATTAGGTTTATTTTCTGGCGATTCTGATATGCCTAATCCTTTAGGTTGTGGCGATAGCATTTGGACGATGCCGCCTAGTAACATGGCAGCACCCATTAACCCAAATGTGCCTGCTGTGGTACCTGCAGCGAACATTCCAGCTGCGCCAAGAACGGTGCCACCAGTCATAATTGCTGCTACACCAAGTAACGCAACCCCTAAAATGGTTTGAAATAGACCACCAGATTTATTGCCAATCACTACTGGCACAATTCTTATCTCATTCTGGCCAACGTTATCGTGCATTTCATCAATGCCTATATTCCTCTTAGATTTAAAAACAGCAAACGTTAAGCCCATTTTTTTAGAGTCCAACAGAAACTTATCAAAGCCTTGAATTTGCGTTGATAATGCTCGAATTGCTTCTGCAGTAGTTGAAATATCTAACTCAAAGATCTTGCCAAATTTCCTGCCAAGTACTCCGCCTAGCCTAATCTTAGTAAGTCTCGCCATTTCCTTTGCTCCATAAAAAAAGCCCCTGATTTCTCAAGGGCTCTAAAGTAATGATTTATGTCTAACTATTCGTATCGTTCGGTCTCGATAATAACCGCCATACGGTACCCGTTGGCTCAATTGTCCGTACAGATGATGAAGTAACATTCCATTTTCAAGTAATATGCCTGCGTGATTGGCTACATCAGCTTGTACTTGCATGATGATGACATCGCCCACTTGCGGTGTATCCACTTCTATGAATCCAGCTTCAGTGAAATTATCTTCGTAACGATTTTCGCCTGCTTCCCACCACCTGTAATCTACTCGATAATCAGGTATTTCAATGCCGTGCTCTAATTTGTAGTAGTCCATGATTAAACCGTAGCAATCAGAATGACCTAAAACAAATTGACGACCAACTAAGGGTAAAATACCTCTCGGTTGAATGGTACCAATATCGCCCTCTGGCCAACTGAATATATGCCACGTTAGATTAGTAGCATCGCACATTGATTTATCTAACTCACTTGGTTGAGTAGTAGCGTCTGGGTGAGAGTGAACTATTGCGATGATCTCGCCCCAATCTTCCGCATTAGCGTAATCTTCTGGTGATAAGATGAATTGCTCTTTAGGTGATTGTGCTAGGTTTCGGCATGGTAAGTACTTCTGCACTCGTCCTTTAATTGCTATCACACCGCATGATTCTTTCGGGTATTCGGCCTTGACGTGTCGCCAAATTGATTTTTCTACTTTTTTTCTCATATTGTACCCAATAAAAAACCCTCTGGAGAGGGTTTGACTAATTTAAACATATCAAATAGGTGTAAATTTGATTTCTTGAGTATCAAAATCCAAACCCATTCTTTCGAAAGTTACATGCCTTAAGGATTGGTTTTCTTGAAATTTTTCGATGACATACTTAATATAAATTTCAGGTGTATAACATCCAAAATATATTTTTTTTATTGCGCTATGCCCGTATTTCACTAATCCTTCTTTTTCAAAAACAAACCTGTATTCATCCTCATACAACCAATCAGCTGTTTTCATAAAATAATTAGATATGAAATAATCAGCAAAACTAGAGTCTACTAGATTTTCACTCTCAATCCTTTTTTCACCACTTTCGATGTAAGAAATTTTCCGGTGATAAAATAATTTTTCTTCTTGCAGGGAAAGTTCAAACGCCTCAGGATCATACTCTATGCAAATTCCACGATAGTTATCTGTATACCTATCCCAAAGGCTTAACGACTTATTTGTTAGAGAAACGCAATAAATCCCCCAGCCATTCATATCTCCAATAATTTCATCGGAAATCTGACATGCAATACCATAGAATTGCGCATTAAATTTTTCTAAATCATCTCTTTTGGCATTAACAACATCAATATCTTGGTCTTTCAGTAACTCACGCTTTTTCTTATTTAAACGTCCTGGTATTTTGAGTGTGTTATGAAAACTGAGCGATGAAAAATTCGATATTTCACCAATAAGATACTGATAAAAAAATCAATCATTTTTTGCCTGGTACTTTTAGCAAATGCTCCTTCTTTGATATCGTTCATCTGATCTACTGTTGATGCGTATATCTGGCTCTTTAGGAGCATATCTAAATTTCTGCATTTCATATCTTTATCAAAATTTAACTCTCTATACTTAAAATACCTTAACTGTTTTTTATCCACGCAAACACCTTAGCTTATTAAAGTAAAAAATGATATCACCGCCTAATCAAACTAGACGCAGGAAACCCACCGAAAGGCAACTTGGCATCTTCACCAAACCTCGCCTTACAGTCAGATAATAACCCACCGCACGAATCCTTACTAGGGTCATCAGTCACATTTCCTTTCCTGTCGAAATATTTGGTACCCAAGTAATTACAACCATCACCACTGCGGTACTTTCCACAGTTAGCCCAATGGCATTGTGCGTGAATCTGCCGGTTAGGCAATGATACACCCTGTAAATCAAAAGGCGAGCCAAGAGTAAACTCGACTATCTCATCATTTTCAGCTGATTTCTGATTAATATAGAAGATGTGAATTCGTTCTTGGCTTGGGTCAGATTGTGGATTACCTTCAGGAAAATTGCGTTCATCTAAAAAGCATTTAAAGGTTTCATGAATTGTTACTTTGGCATTAAGCATGTCATCAAAACGCAAGCAAAGCGCTGTGATAAGTTGGTCCACATTCATAATGGATAACTTAGGTTCAGCAGATTGGCCATCAGTAGAAGCTTCTATACCCTCAATTTGATATGGAAACGGCATGTACTCATTACCCTGCCACCAGATAGACTTAACTGGAAGTTCCTTACCGCTTTGTCTTGCAAGCTCTAATTCATCTTGAGTGTAAGTAATTCTCTCATAATGAAAACGCATAATGTCAGCACCAAAAGCTTCACCGTCCACCTCAATCAGCTTAATCCTTGCGTCAGGCTGCAATAACTGTTCTTGTGCTGAAATCATACGTGATGCGCCTCTTTAAATGTGAAATTGAGCTTAACGTTACCGCCCACCATTGAGTACTTTATTGATTCTTTCTCTACTCGATAAGTACCTAATTCATTGAATTGATTGCGCCAAATAAACGCTTTCGTTACATGGTCACGCACAAAGTCTAGGATTGGTGATATCTGTTCGATGGTACCAATCTGACTTAACTGAATCGTTTTAGTCTCTGAGTTAATTCCCTTTTCGACAACTTGCTCGTAACCATCGCCGAATTTGACCTCTGAAACATCCTTAGTAATCGATGTCTCAAGGCCATCCTGAATCTGTACTTTGAATTTGAATTCGTCCATTTTGCTTGCTCCAGAAACGAAAAAACCGCCTTGGGGCGGTTTGTTTTTTGTATTTTAAATTCTTTATAAATTTGAAAAATATTCAATTTTGTGCTGCAGTCTAGTATCTATTAATTTCAGTGCGTTAACCCGACCAAGTAATCTTTTTTTAGTAATTTCATAACAACTAGGTGCTCCACCAGATAATTTACAGGCATTTATAACAGTCAAATCTTGATATATCGCTTTATGATGCTTATTCATTATTAAAATTTTACTTCCTTTAATAACCACACCAGTTACAATTTTATTTTCCTTACTCGCATACAATTTGGTTTTATTTGGATGAGGCGTATGATTATTAGAAATAATGATTTTTTTTACCACTGATAAGAAAAGGTTATTTACACTATTACCAGAAAATGTAATATCATCAACATACACCGTCATTTTGGCGTTATGCTTTTCTGCAAGCCCATTCAATTGGGAAAACATTCTAAAATTAGACCAAAAAACTAATGGCATGCTCAATTGGCTGCCAGTAGGAATATGATCATTATAAGTAGATAATTTTGATAAAATATCTGCTACATAAACAGAACATTTCATTATATTTAAGAAAAAATTAAAAACTTTGTATCTTAGAGTGGATGGGTAGAAACTCTTAATATCTGTTGATAATAGGTTTGTATCTCCAATGTGTACTTTGGCATTTGAAATATTTGAATGTTTTTTCTTGCCTGACTGTAAATATTCAGGGACATTTACCCTAATCAAAAGACTAGCAATACGCCAATGAACTTTTTTTAAAACCCCTATAGGAGTTTCAATTACTCTTGTTCCATTTAAAAAAACATTGTAATTTAGTGGAGATGTAATGCAATCTTTTAATTCTGCTTCATTTATACAGAGTAGCGCAAGTAATTTTTTTTTGCTTTGCAATTTATAAAACGGTGATTGATCTAAATGGTAGCACTTTTGATTAGAAATCAGTTTGAGTTTCTTTGTTTTTTTCATTTTTAGCAACCAACCATTCCATCAGTTTTAAAATTTTAGTTGTAGCCATCTTCTTAAATTTACTTGAGAGTAAATTTTTATTATGAATATTTTCAGAAAAAAACACTAAAGAAGAAACGGGCATATCAAAAATTTGCGCATATTTATTTAATAATTCAACGCTAACAACTTTTTTATTACCTTCAATTTCTGAGAGAAACGATTTTGATATGCCAAGTTTTTCAGCAAGTTCAACTTGCTTGTAACCATGATATTGCCTGATTAATTTTAAAGCTTTGCTTAACATAGCATCCTCACTTATGAAATTTAGGGGACCGCTAACTATTCATCACCTTCAAAAAACCTAAGAGCATCATATACTAGAATTGCTAAGCGGATAAGCATTTTCAACACTTTCCATGATGACCTTTCTTTTTTCTCTGGTTTCTTTTTACTAGCGTCTTTTGAAAACAATAATTTGATTAACATATATTTTACCTTTTGGTTTTCTACATACACTATGCATGTAGTTTCGCCTAACCAAGAAGCTGGAGATTTTCAAAAGTTAACCCCTAGATTCCGCGCTGCGTTTTCGCCGCAGCGCGGGACTTGCGGTTTGCTCTCCGTGATACGCCTGCGTATCACGGGGGGAGACCGTAAGAGAGTAGTAGAAAACAAATTCATGCTTTCCATTGAGTTTTCACTCAAGTTATTTGGCGATTATTTCTCCTAAATTATTGCCTTGCAATTATAGGGCGGACAGAATACTAAGTCAACAAAAAAATTCGCTCAAAGCGAACAAACTTAATAACAAATAGTGCATACTAAAATTATACAGATTACACATAACTCTTCCAATTAGCCTCTACAATTAAAAAGTAGCGCTCAAAAAATAAAGCCCTAAGCTAAATTTAGGGCTCTTGCCTTATCTTAATTTTATATCACACCACACAACTTTCTCTATCAAAGCCAAAAAGTCTTTTATAAAAAAGTATCTAACCATTTTCTTTGTTAGGATTTAAAAACCTTTTTTGTTCAACTTTGCATACGCATCACAACCGTATTGTTCGCCATTATCACAAGATAATCCAAAATACTCCTTTGCTTTATCAAGATTTTGCTCAACACCATATCCTTCAGCATACATTGACCCAAGCATTGCTTGTGCAATTGCTGATCTCTTATCAGCCGCTGATTCTAAGTACCATTTTGCTTTTTGATAATCTTGTTTAACTCCTTGACCTTCAGCATACATTACCCCAAGAATTGCTTGTGCAATTGTGATTCCCTTATCTGCAGCCAATTCTAAATACTTTTTTGCTTTATAAAAATCTGGCTCAGTGCCTTGACCATTATAATACATCAAACCAAGCATCTCTTGAGCTTTAATATCCCCTCTATCAGCTGCTAGTTCGAAGTATTTTTTTGCTTTGGAATAATCCTGCTTAATGCCTTGACCATCAAAATACAAACTAGCAAGCATCGTTTGTGCTGGAAGATTTCCCTTATCAGCCGCTAGTTCTAAATACTCTTTTGCTTTCTGGTAGTCTTGTTTTACTCCTTTGCCTTCAGCATACATCCCAGCAAGCATGGATAGTGCAACATCACTTCCCTTATTCGCAGCTAATTCAAAATATTCTCTTGCTTTATAATAATCTTGCTCAACATAACGGCCTTCATAATATTTAAAACCCAAAGTTAATCCCATATTTATATTATCTTGATCAATCTTATTTCCTAAACTTGCAACATCTGCAGAAACCGAGAATGACAACAAACAGACAATACAAAACAATATTTTTTTCATCACGACCTCAATTGTAAATGGATACAGTTCAATTTAAGTTACTATAATAACCCAAACCGAACAAAACTTGAATCCATAGACAATGAGGCCAGTTTTATCGCCCAATCCTATTGTTAATCACCTGATGAATAATCCCACCTTGTTTAGTCTCTTTCATGATTGCTTCACGAACGACACCTCCGATTACTTTACCTAGATTATCTCCACCGCCAGAAGTGCTTGATTGAGTCTCAGTGTTGCCACCGTTGTTGTTTACAACTACGCTGACGTGGATGTCGCCTGTGCCCAACCCTATCATAGAAGGGATATGAGAATTGTTGACTGTGGGAGCCATCCCACCTCCAACGGCACCACCTTGAGCATAACCTCCATGCGCCCTATTCATGATCTCATAAAGATTCCGAACACCTAACCTCTGTGTAGCCTCTTTGGTAAAAACAAATTCACCTTTATGAACAATACCAGCTGGTTCGTATTTATTTCCTGTTCCTGTAAATCCACCACTAGACTTACCTGGTAACCCCAAAAATGAACCAAAAGCGGTGCCAGTGAAAGCTGTTTGTATTGCGCTAAACATAGCCATTTTTACAATCATGCTTGATAAATCACGGATTACTGACTTAGCCAAATCAGCAAAATCTGCTTTACCTGTCATAACCATATCTGTTAACGCATCAGATATTCCATTGAACGCACCAGAACAGACCTGAGCTACATTGGTCGATACGCTCATAGCATTCGCTGCATAATCATTCCAAGCCTTAACAGCCCCATTTTTCCAGCTACCCTCAGCTTCAGATAATTCCGCATAGGCCCTCTTGCTATACTCAATTGCAGATTGTTGCTGTAATGCCAATGAAGCTGCATACATAGGACCAGCAATACCTGCGTTACCAATCTCCTCTCGTTTTTGAGTAAACTGATTTTTGATTTGCTGCTCCCTAGCATATTGAGCCGCTTGCTTGGAGCTCATTGTCAAGGTAGCTAATTGTTGCTTGAGATTCTCCTCTTGGTTTCGTTGCTCAAGAGAAATCTGTTTGCTTATATCTAGATAGGCTTGTTTTCCATTGACCATCTTTGCAATTATTGCTTCTTCTTGCAGTGATGATCTTATAAGTGACTCCTGAGCAAGCAATGCCAAATCATCTGCAGTTTGAGCCTTGCCTTTTATTAATAAGATTCGCTCCTCAAATTCAGCAAGGCGCTTTTCCTCTGCAGTTAACTTCTCGCTTGCTCTTAATTGCTCTGTCAGAGTTCGCAAGCGTTCTTTTGAATCAAGTAATGCCCTGATGCCTGAGTCGTCTTTAGCACCGCCACCGCCTTTAGAGCCCTTTTCTCTTTCAGAATTAAGTTCATTTTGTTTGTCAATTTTTAACCGAGTTTGCGCGGCTTGTGTAGCTGACTCTTCATTAAATCCCTCTTTTTCCAAATAGTCCTGTTTGTAACTTGCTAAAGTTCTTTTCTCCTTATCGACAATCTTCGTAATTTCAAGCTCTTTTTGTAATCTAGCAAGTTCAGCTGTAACACTTTCAGGAGGACCCATAGAATCAGCTAAACTCACATTCATTGCAGCTTGCATTTGTCCTAGTGCATATGCTATTCCAGAGCCTAGATTTCGCCATGCTACTGCTTGTTGACCTAAATTAATTGCTGCTTGAGTACCTTTAGTGATTGTTTGTTCTTGAGTAAAATTCAAAATTGATAAAGCCGTTTTATCTTTATCAACTAATACTGTGTGCTTAGCTGTTTCATCGTTTAATTTTTGCCGTAATACGATGATTTCTTGTTCCAACCTTGCATCTTTCTCATCTCTGAATTTATCTCCTTCGCCATAAGTTTCATTTTGAGATTTAATCTTAGCCCTTTCTAGTTTTAAGCTTGCAATTTTATCTTGTAAACCCTTTATTTCATTTACTGAATCAAGAATTGGTTGCTTGAGAGCGTTACGCAAAGCGCCTGTCTCATATGATATCTGCCTAATAGAATCAAGGGTAAGACTTGATGCGTTTGCTTTCATCTTTTCCATTTCATCATTAATTGATTTGTTAGATTCTTTTAGCTGAATAACCAGTCCATCTAATCCAAGCTTTACTAAATCTCTTTGTTTCTTTAGCTCAATAATCTTTTCTTGGGCTTCTTGATCGTTTTTAAACAATTTCCCAAATGTAGCTTTAGATCCTTCATAGCTAGAAATATCATTTTCAAGCTTATCTAACTCCTCTCTTTGATTTCTTATTTTTTCAATAATCGAAAATGAATCACTGTTAGATTTTACAATAGAAAAGCTTGCTACTTTCTTCATAGAATTAGCTAAATTTTCCATTTCTTTGCCTAAGTTAACCGCTTCCTCTCTAGCTTGCTTAGACTTTTCATAAAAGTAATAAAGTGCGCTAGCGGCAATTATAGCAACTCCAGCTTTCCCCCCTATTGCGCCTAAAGCTCTATTCATTGTAGATAATGATGCTGCCCTTGCTTGTGCTGCTGCAGTTGCGTTAGTTGCTTGGCCAAGTGCTTGCTCGCTTTGTCTTGCTTGCATGTTTGCTCTAACTAATCTTAGTCTGGCCGCCTCTAAATTTCTATTAGCTTGAGCGGCTCTATCAGTTCCTGCAGCAGCTTGTTGTTCAGCTAATCTCTGATTTACAAGATTTTGAATTCTAGCTTGGTTAGCGACCCTATCTAAATTTGTTCTAATTGCTTGTGTTTTAGCTGACTGAGCTTGAGTGACCGCTAATTGAGCCTCTGACCTTAATAATGTTAGATTTGCATTAGCCGCTTGAATTCTTGATTGACTAAATTTAACAGCCCAAACAACCGCAGACATCATTCCTACTGCTAAAGCTGTCTTTATAACTGTTGCAACCGTTGCTGAATTTTCCTCAAGTGCTTTCACTGCGCTGGTAGCAAGACTTACACCATCAGTAAATTCACTCATGAATGAAGCACCCATCTTCACTTTAAGATCATCAACGTAACGGCTCATTGATCGTAATTGTTTGCCAGCCTCGCTCATAGATGCTTCATAAGCACCTGATATCATTGCACCTCGTTCCATTACCGCATTAACACGAGCTTGTGTCTTTTCTTGCTCAGTCAATGAATTAGCTGTTTTACCTATTTGTGCAGCCATCTTCTTATAGGCTTCTTCAAAGTTAACCGTGATACCGATTGTTCTCAGTACATCTGTTTGCGCAGTCTGAACACCGTAAATCAAGCGACTGTAAGCCTCTGATGAATTTAAACCACCAATAACAGCGGCATCTTGCGCTAAACGAGCAAGACCTGTAGCTTTAGATAGGTCAATATTCGCTTGGATTAGATTCGCAATACTCGAACGAGACTCAAGCGCACTGATCCCTGTTTTTTTCAGCGCACCTTCAACATCTAATAATTGCTTGGAAGTATATCCTGCATTCATACCAATCGCTTTCATCGTAACACCAAGCTCACGGTATCGAGCATTGGCCATTGTTGCTTCTTTAACGATTTTAGTGAGACTGGTACCAATGATGAATCCCGCAAAGGCCTTACCTAGCTCTTTGACTGTCATCGCTGAGTTTTTGCCTGTTTCATCTAAATCTAATAATGCTTGTTTCGCATCCTTAACTTCTTTTGTGTTGATCCTTAAGTGCAGGTTTGCTATGTCTGTCATTTTCTATGCTCCAGAAACGAAAAAACCGCCTCGAGGGCGGTTGAACTTATGAATTATCTTACGTATTATTTTGTTGCTACTGTATTTATTATAAGCTTGCTTGCTGCTTCAATTGTATTTTCTGCGTGCAAAATAACAGAATCAACTGCCATTTGAGATATATTTCTATTTAGATCGTAGTCGCTTTCATTTCTTTTCTTCCTCATAAAAGCTAACATATTCGCTATAGCACCCGCAGTTACTTTATCATATTTTGTTGGTAATGCCTTATCATTAAATTTACCTTTAAGATATTTTATCAAGTTATCATGTGCTGAAGGTCTTAAATCTGGTGGATCGATTAGTTGAGACAGAACCTCATGATAAGCTGAATAATAAGCCCTTGATATAGAACACCGAAAGTTAACTTCATTTTTTGTTTGATTGCATTGTTTCGCAAAATCTAAAAATTCAGATGGCTTTATAGACATTAATTAGTAGCTCCATCTAAATGATCATAATCATCATAATCAAAACCTATAACTAGATCAGATTCAAGCAATCCTCTTTTAGATAATTCAAATGATAACTCTAAATTCATATCAGCAATATCTTTTGGCTTTGCTACTACATAAAAAATCAAGGAAAAATCATTGCTTGATGGTTGAGAGACTTGTCCAATGTAGGCTTTATGTTTTTGAGCGTAACTTAAAGCTATTCTATGAATTTCTTTATACTGAGTTTTATCAATAAATCTCATAACAAAACCCTCAACATTGGCTGTTTCATCAAAATTAATACCGTGTTTACATAAATCAATCTTTAATTTGTGTAAATTAGCGACAATAGACTTACGAAAATCAATATCCCCAAAAATTAATGAATAAAAAAATAATTTCACTAAAACCATTTCATCAAAAGGGTAAGTTTTTAATGCGGTTTCCATAGCATTAGGCATTTTTTCATACTCTGATAGCATCCATAGCGTTGTTAAATAGTTATAACAACAATCAGCGTCAACTAATGAATATGATTGTAATTTACAAATACCTGAATTTATATTCCCTCTAAGTATATCTAGAAAAGCATCACAAGTAATTGCCCGTATGCTATTTTCTACTAGTAGCTCATCTTTTATTTTTTTGTGCATTTGAGCTAATTCAATTTCATTTTCAACGAAATCATTTTTAAAGTCTCTAAACTTACTTTTCATCAAAAATTGAAGTCTTTCAAAAATAACACTTGAATTTGTAGCTGGTTGTATTTTCATTATATTTTCTTGGATATCTGAAAAAAGCCTTAAAACTTAAAGAAAGTTTCCAAAATAGCAATTATCAGTAATCTGACATTATTAGTTAGATTGCTGGGTAGAGGTTGTTAAAAAACAAAATAAGCGCCCTAGGCGCTCATCCATGATTGTTTTTGTCTTAAAGAGCAATAGCTAAGCTATTTATATCATTTTTCCACTTTAAACACAGCTTGTGTTTTAATGCGTATTATAGGGCGCAAAGAGCAAAAGCGCAATGAAAAAACATCTCAAAAAGGTTGACATTTTGATAAAGCAAACCGCATAAGGCTTTAAACCCTGCAATACATTGCATCACAGGATTTCTTCTAAGGTGAATTTTTTATTACAACAATCAGTTTCTCAAAGACTCCAACGCATACCGCCAATTAGAATGAGACAACCAAGTCGGATGCGGATTGATATCTCGAGTTTCACGCTCTAAGGTTACTTTGGCTTTATTAATTACTCGCCTGTATTCCATTGACATTGAGTAAAAACTAGCGGCATAGCCTGATTTTAAAGACCTCAATGGCGCTTCAACTTCTTCAATGCTACTTCGCATACGTTCAGCTGCTTTCCATAACCAAGCAAGATTGCATAACTCATCATCTGTTAAAGAAATGGTATGCATTAATTCCTGTTCGCCATTTTTAACTGGTGCGTCTAAAACCTCTCCAGTTAAAACAAGTTTATGTACGTACTCTACTGCTGTGGTTATTTCAGATGGCTCTAGTTCATCAATATGTTTAACATTGAATCTCTGATGAACGTAAGAATATGCCTCTGGGTAAAGAATGTGTTTTTTACTTACTAAAAGGTTGATTGCGTCTCTTAGTGGTGTGCGGTCATCAGCTGTTGATTTTGATGTCTTGGTATTTTCTGCTGTATATGAACCTGTTTTTCGGATTGCAGGTAACACTTCGTTTGTTACCCACTTTCTGAATAATTGAGCTTCTTTTTTTCGTGATTTGAATAATGCGTGATATAGGCCTGATTCATTGATGATAAGCATATCTTGGTCTCCGGAGGGGGTACGCATATTGTGCGTATCCCTCTCATCACTATCTAATACACGCGTTAAATCACTCGCATTCCTATATTCAAGCACTTTTGCTACATCGGACGCAACGAACCAGACAACAGAGTCTTTAAAAACTGTTCTAACTTCGTGTGAATTAAAATTGAATACTGCAGGTGTGGCTTGATTAGTCATATTGACCTCGTTTTTTCTTCTGAAGGAAATTTACTACCTTAAATGGTAGTGCCAGGAGGTTCAGAACAGTAAACGTACTGCGGACTTATTTCTCTTTCGAGTATTGTATTAGTCGCCCTCCCGACATAGATCGAGAAAGTGATTGCTTTTGCTAGGATACAAAAACAAAAAATCCAACACTGACGGGGTTGGTTAATTAATCCGCGTTTAGGGTTCTGACGCCTACAACAAATATACTAACATCTCGGAATGATGTCAACAAAAAAGCCCCAAAGGAGCTTTAAATGCGAACATGTTAATATTAAACATAATCAGAAATTGTATAACGACTCAAGCTTGAAAGAGATTTTAATTTACATACATTTAATCACTAAAACAAGGGCTACAATTGATATTTCATATTAAGTGAAATTAGATTGCAAATCTTCTACACCAGCCGTAATAAAGCCCTTATTTGATTTTAGGCGTTATTCTTTTTTCAATACTTTTGAGTGTTTTTTCAGCAAGATTTATTGATTTTTTATCTCCTATCTTTATAGCGGATTTTAACATCAACTTAACCTCTGTAACTTTAACATTAGAGTAACTTGAAAAATAGCCAACTGTTCTCTTTTTCTTATGAACACCTGACCAATATCTAGCCATCTCATTGAGCATTGCATCATTTAAATGGATAATTTCCGTAACCATCTCAATAACAGTTTCCAGTTCATTATTTTTAAATTTTAGCTTAATTTTATCTCTTAACAATTTAAATAGCTCTCTATAGTATCCATGTGCTATTGTTGGTTTGCTTGTTAGATGCCTTAATATTATTTCCGCTTTTTCTAGTTCACCATTTTTTATTAATCGTACCGCCTCGTCATACTCTGCAACACTGCCTTGCCATTTTGAGAGTTCACTAACTACTTCGTCTGTAAGATTATTAATATCACCAACGTTCATAAGCCTATTTCCATTAATCTATTCATATTACCACTTTAATTATTTGCATTACAGAAAATTCAGGTACGATCATCACGAATTAATTCATAACTTTATTGCTTCATAACGAATTAAGTTTGCATTACTATAAATGCAATTATGGCTGCAATCGCTAATAAGAAAATCCAAACACCATAAGAATTTACTTTCTCAAACTCTTGCTCTGCTTTTTCTTGATTAGTTCTATCATTTAGTATTTTTTCCATTTTATGAGGGTCTAAATATTGCTCTGGAGTTAGGTTGTTTAATATGCAAAATTCTTTTGCTTCTAAAGCCTGCATGATTGCTTGATGTAAGTCATATTTGGATGATTCTTTATCATAAGGTTGATAGAGAGTTTCATTCAATTTAAAGTAAAATTTGTCCTCATCCCACTCACAAATGGAAAGCCCATTACCAAAATCCTTTAATGCTGCAAAAATCTCTGATTGGGCATTTATATCTAACGTAACTTTATATAGATCATCTAAAGTAAAAACTCCACTCTCAGGTATAAATTCAACCAGAGCTAAAACTTGCTCTTTTGTAGCTATTCTTAAGCTCATAAAACACCCCAAATATCAGTTAAAAGTTCCTTATGATAACTTACAAAACTAAACATTTAAAGGGGGGTCAAATTGTGTTCCATCTTAACTTAGTTAATTTTCTTGAATATTATCTTTTATGGATTTAACTTTACTAATGAACTTATTGGCTGTTGCAATACTTTGCTTTGCGTCAAGCTCATTAAGCTGAGAATCTAATTTGTAATCAGCAATAATTCTTTTATTTCTTTCGTTTTCTAAGGTGTAAAGTAGCCGCTTAAGTTTTTTTTCATCTGCTTCTTTAACGTTTAACCTGCTTAAATTTATGGCTAACTGCTGATGAACCCCTTTTTTCGGTATCTTTTTAAATGGGCCAAACTCATTAAGAATGCAGTGGTACATTGCGTAATAAGATCTTGATACTACATTCCTGTTGTAAATCTCTGAATTATTCAGACCTATTATTGATGTAGCAAAATCCAAAAATGATAAATAATTAATTTGCGCTGACATTTATCCCATACCCTATTTTGCTGTTTACTGAGAAGTAAATTGGGAATTTAACGTCTCCCTCATACAAATCGACTATTTTATCCGCTAGCTCGAAATTAAGATCAACTACTGTATCAACATCAGCATCAAGACAGATGAACATTGTAGGAGTTAACTCATTAGGTAAACAAACTCGTGTGATATTGAAACTAGATGTTTCGATTAAGCTTAGAGCCAACTTTATATTACGCAAAATATTATCTGGGTTTTCTTTGGTTGCCTTTATAGCTTTCTGAATAGCTGTCGTATATTTTCTTTGCATTTTAACATCCACCTTTGCATCATCAAGAATCTCTTTTTCTTCAGTAAATCTGACTTTATTAATCACAGCAAAAGCACTTGTTATTATTTTTAGGTCACAAAATAAATACCCTATGAAAATTACATTTGTCAAAACCCCGTTATCTAAATGAAAGTCAACTTGTTCTAATTCCTTTATCAAATTATATGAGCTAATATATTGATTTTTCATATTAAGTGCAAAAAGATAATTATTGGCAACAAGACCTGAAATATGTGCTCCTCCTGAAAAAATGGACATTGCTTCGTCTAAATTTCCTAAATAGGCACTCAACAAGCCCTCACAGGAAATTCTGATTTCTATATCATCACATAAAAGGATATCTCTTTTTATCATAGCTAATTGGAATTCAGTAAGTACTGATTTATTTTTCAATGCATCAGCCAGAAGCACTACATGCTCAAAAGCTTTGGGTTTGGGTATCATGCTCATCAGTATCACTCCAATAAATTTATTCAAATTGTTGCAATACTAACTTATACAGCTCCATATTTAAAGGAGGATTTAGACTGGTTAACTTTTGTACTTTGATAATCCAAATTTGGAGAACCAAAGTGTGAAACGTAGACATCCATTTGGGTATTACGGTAAAATCAAAGTGGTAGCACATCAAATTGACGTTAAGGAATAATATCAATTACATAACAAGGCTAACGCCTAAATGGTGTTAAGGAACAAAATCAATAAATCAGATGATGTGCTTTTGTTGAGGTCGTCGAATCAACGACCCGAGTAATTCCATTGGTAGTCGAATCAACTACCAATGACCACAACAACTAAATTAACCCGCAACTTTTCGCAGGTTATTCCTTGTTATTACATAAACCAAAACTGATATTTATAATAAAATCAATATACTAGATTGCTAAATTCTAGTATTTACTTTAAATTCAGTTAACTAGATTATATAGCTTATTTCTTTTCACCAATAAGCGCAAATTCGAACTGCAATTGATAGCGTTTCGTCCAAGCCTCAACCCTTTCTTTGATTTCTTTCTTAGCTCTTTTACGTACATTCATAAATACAGCGCCTTTACTTGCGTTCTCAAAAGTCTCTTTGTCGTACCGAGCTATTTCTTGGGCTTCCACTTCAGCAGGACTAAATGACCTAGGTTTGACCTGACCAGTAGTCCAGTATTCATAGAGAACATCATCGCACTGTTCTTGGTACTGAATAACTTTATCGCGTATTTCAGGTTTAACTTTGCTTGGGCTGATGGTTGCCAACCAACCAGCTAATTTGCGGAGGGCAAGGCAGGTCATCATCTGATCACCTCCTTTTGAAGGTATAACGATTTCCGTTACACCTTTTGTAAAGCGCCGCTTTAACTTCTCATTTTGAGATTGCCAAGTTAAGCCCATACCTTCAACAACAGGTTTCATGGGAACAAATGGTTCACCATTATGTTCAACAACAAATAAATCAGCACCGTGAAATGGAACTCTGATAGTCGAATTGGTATTAACTGTGCTTAATTGATTTTGCATAATAATTCTCCTTATGGAATGAGCCAAAGCGCACGGATATGTAGCCCACAGAGTTAGAATTAACTACTTACCCCATTGGCTCATTCCGTAAAGCCCTGTGATTATGTCGCGCCGTGCGTGGCGCATAAAAAAGCCCCGAGGATTAGTCGAGGCTATTTGTTTGATTTATGGATTTCAGCGAGTGCCGTATATTCCATAATTTGAAGATCACTAAAAATTTGCGGTCGCTCTTTCTTTTTGATACCAAGTAGATCAAAAATCGCTGGCAAAGCGTTATAGTCCAAGCCTGTTGCGCCACCGAATGAATAGCGCCATTGAGAACCCATTCTTTGAAATACTGATACACTCAATTCATTTTCAGGATAGATATCGACACTGAAATCATCCTCAGTGAAGCCTAAAAATTCAAGACCTGACTTATCAACTTGTTGGTATAAAGCCTTAGCGACCTCGACTAGTTTTTTTCGCGTGAACCAGTCATTTCTTCTGAATATGCGCTGATAATTGCATGAGCAGAGCGAGGGTAATTATCAAGGAGTATTTTAAAGTTATCTTCATTAAACTTATCTTCTAAGTCCCAATCAGATACAAAGCGAGAAAGGTATTCTGCGTCATGAACATCCTGATCATCTTCAATTTGCATTAATTCAATTAGTTTTTCTCTTGGGTGATGTTTAAAAGTAAATTCAATATCAGCGTTGCCTTTCCCTGGTACTGGTATTTTTACTTTTAGTTTGAATGTTGGATTTGGATTTAGTGTTATTTTAGCCATTTTGCACCTTTAACTTTGTTGATTATTTGCGCACCCTAAAATGGAGAGCGCAAAATTTAGACTTTTGTTTTTATAAACTTTATCTATTCGCTGTATTTATGGAACGTTAAGCGAGATGATTCAACGTTGATACCTGCTGAAATCGTTTCTGCTTCGTTCTGTTTTGATGTTGGAGTGTCATCAAAAGAGATTGTTCCAGCGAAGTATCTATTTTCGCTTGCTTTCGGCACGTACATCTTAATTGCATGAATGGCTTGTGATTCATCAGCCTTACGCATTAATGGATAGAATGGCAAAGTAGAATCATGAACAATCGTCAGTTTTACTGCCTTTGGAGACTTATAGGTGTTAATTTGGCGCGCTTTATCGTCAGATAGAAATTGAACCTCAGTGGTTTGCTGTTCCCCACCTGAAAAATCAATATCTTTAATCTGTGAGATTTCAGTCCAGCCCTCAATTTTCTGAATAGAGCCTATACCACCACCTTCATTGAAACGGTTGGTGTTAGATGTATCTACACCCTTAAGTGTAATTTGGTCTCCTGTAACTTCAATTTCAGTTACTAACTGATTGATACCAGACCAGCCTGATTTTATGAGAACCACATCACCAGTTTTTAACGTATGAGTATCTTCAAGTGTTACAATTGCATTTTCAGCATTTGAAATCTCTGAAAACGCTAAGGCAGTCGCTAACAATGTACTAGCGGATAGTGTTGCGCCATTTGGTAATGAAATAGCCATAATAATTTCCTCGTTTAGAAATAAAAAACCGCCTCAAGGGCGGCTATTAATGTTTAAATAATCGTTTAGGTATCAGCTCGATAATTAAAGCTAATTGATTGTGTGAAAATGAAATTCTGTGTTATTGGTGGAAGCGTATAAGGAACACTGATGACATGAACTTTAGTGCCATTTTTTTCTAACGTGCTATTAAAATCAAACAATTGAATTAACTCATTTGCGATCTCAAGCACTTTGGATTCTCCAGTACCTGCCTGAGTGTTAATGTTAATCTGACACACACCTTTGTAAGTTCTCATGCCACCGGCAACATCTATAGAAGTGGTTGTAGCCGGCATGATATGTAATTCAAGATGTGTTTCTGATTTACTATCAAATGATAAATTTGGATAAGCAATCTGTAGCCCTTTTGTATCAGCATAGTGAGCTAATTTAGAACGAATCAGGTTATTGATTTCTTTTTGCATTATCTATTCAGCTCCCTTGCTATCTCATCAATCCAGTCTTGAATCTCAATTGCAGTAATTCGCACCATGCCTCTTGGAGCTTGTTTAGAATGGCCGTCCTCCAATTCAATTGCATAAGGCAAACTGTTTTGAATATAAATAGCCTCAACACCTGAATTAAAAGCATCTAAAGCGGCCTGCCCAGTGCTAATTACAATGGCTCCTGTTTTGTCTAGATTTTCAAATTGGGTCATATCTTCTTTATTGAAAGATACGTGCCAATTTCCTCGAAAGCGTCCAGTATCAACGGGAGATTTCATAACTAATGAGCTTAAGACTCTTAAACCTAACATTTTAACGAAATCGTCAAGCCTATCCGAATAACTTTGAAGTAAAGATGATAAATCAATATCCCAACCAGATTGATTAGACATTTAACACCTCAATTGCAACTCATAATAGATAACAATATCAGCAGGCTGAAATGGATTAGGAGATACAACGCGCCATTTTTTACCATCCATAATGACAAAATCACCTACTCGTATTTCATTATCTGCAGTACACATCAGTTTTACATCGCCTACTTGTATAAGTGAACTTGTTAACTCCGATGGGTATTGAGTTTGTCTTGGGCCATATGAGAATCGTACACCTTTAACTTCAAATGTTTCGTCTTCTTTGGGTTGCTCGATTCCATTAACAATTTCAACACCACCGCCGCGCACTACTTGATAAGTAATTCCATTTTTACTTATCATTCTCATGGCTGTTTGCTTTGCCTTTGAATAATCCATACTACCCCCTTGTAATTGCTGCTGATCCAAAGCTAACTTTGGTTGTGAAAGGTTTAAGTAATTCATCAACCACAGGAAACTTCTTTTTGAAACCGTCAGAGTTGACTGCGAACGTTGTTGACATAGAGCCGAGTGATTCGCTGACAACCTGAGGCTCATGCTGTGACGGCATTAAATCCCCTTTATCAGCTTCAATAGCTAGAATTAACTGAGCGGTGATGATTTGCCTCGGTATTGAGTTAATATCAACAGCGTCAATTCCAATCCTTGGAAATGACAGCGGTTGACTTGCTTCCATGCGTGAGCCTGAGTATTCCTTTGATTCGAGATAATCCATTGCTCTTATCAAAAGATGTTCAAGCTTTCCATTTAATGTGATACCGCGCGCCTCAGCGTAAAAATTCAGCTCATCAACAGTAGCGTAGGAATTGAAACCTAGTGAATCGATATCATTATCAATCATGTTAGCTCCTACTCGCTTGCGCCCTGCTTTTCAACCTGTTGTGTTTCTTCAAGCAGTTTAGATAATTCAGCTTTACTAGCATTTGCATTAAACTCAATGCCTTTTTCAGCTAAAAGTGCCTTGATTTGCTTTGATGTTAACTCGGTTTGCTTATCTGGTTTATCATCATCACTTGATTCTAAGCCACTAAAATCAATATCAGCCACATCATATTTATCCAAATAGGCTTTTGGCGCATCACCACAAACCGCATCAGCTTTTTCGATTAAGTCACCGTCTTGATAAGCAGTGCTATCACGGATAGTTAAAGCGTTACGTCTAGCAAAGTCGATTTGTAATGCTGTGGCGACACCAGTAATAAACCAAAGTGTTTTTTTGTTCATAGTTAAAACCTTTAAATGATAAAGGGGCTTTCGCCCCTTATTTGTTGATGTTATGAAACTTTGTGATGGCAAAAGCTTTGATTAGCCTTTGCTGATGTAGAGAACACCTGCCGTATCTTTGTGACTAGAAGCAGAGCGCTCCCAATTAGCAGATGTACCGATTGAGGTATCTGTTGGTGAAACACCGCCGTTCTCTTTCAACCACTTATAGCCTTGAACGCTAAGGTTGTAAGACCACTCAGACTGGTACTTGCTTGTGATATTTTCTTTACCAGTTGTACGCTCTAAAACTGCATCAAAATCATCATTGCTTGCGACACGAACAGCCGCATCAGTTAAGCCAAGCGATCGGAATTTACGAGTATCGCCAGTACCTTGAACGAGTGCCTCTGAGTCAGTAACTACTATCAAGCGGCCGAATGGGTCACGTTGAATGTTTACACCTTCGTAAGAGAACAAGCGTTCATTATTTGTAAGGGCATTTTGATAAAGTTGGCTTGCTGCACCTGAGTGCATAATCCACGCTTTAATTGCACTTGAGCGGTCACCAAATTTAAAGCCTGCATCAGTTAAACCTGCAAATGATGCATTGTTTGCGCCGCCGTCGTGAGTTACATCTGCATTGCCTGAAATTGCTGCAACTGCTGCTCGAACACCACTATTTACCATATCAAGTGTTCTGGCGCGTGCTAATTGCTCACCGATGGTATAAGCCGCTAACTGTGGATTTTGACGAACCCAGTTGTACTGCGCGTTATCCCATAATAGCGTAGGTGTACCCGCTGCGACTTTAACAGCGATATCTACAAGCTGTTGTAAGCGAGTAGAGTTGATATCAGCATCGGAGTTCACATCACGTCTACGAACAAGACCGTTGACAAGCTTGAAACTTGCGCGGACTGCTTCGTCACCTGTAATAGGCTTGTTCTCGATGATAATGGTACCGGCAGATGCTTCATTAAAAGCGTTGATATTTTGCGATGCTAATTCAGTAATCGCAGTGTAAGTTTGTTGATTAAATTTAGCTAAATCGAAAGGCATAATTTATTTCCTTATTTTGAGTTTGCATTAAGCCACGCAACGCGTTGCTCATCTGTTTTGCATTCTGCTAATGTTGCCGGCAGATTGCCATTTGGCTTACCTGTACCGCCTGCCCCAGTGCCCTGAGCCTGTGGCCAAAGATGCGGCGCTGTTTCTTTGGTTGATTCAATCCACTCTTGCACGGTTAGCGGTGTTCTGCCGTCCTTGCCATAAATAACTGAACCGTCCTTATCTAGTGCGACAGCCTCGCCATCATCACTGATTTTAAATACTGATTGAGCACGTAAAAGTAAGTCTTCATCAGCTCCAGAAAGGGCGCCGGCCTTGCTAGCAATCCCACGAACTAAATCCCCAAGCATTCTTCCTTTGAATTTATTAGCGAATTCCCTCGCTGCTTGGAGTTCAGCATCTTTTGCTTGTAGTTGCTTTTCTGTGTCACTTCTAAAACGCTCTGTACGACGATTTATAACTTCATCAAAATTGCCCTCGGCAATTAACTTAGCCTCTTCATCGGTTTCAACGCGTTTCATTAGAGCTTTAAGGGCGACTGGATCGAATCCCTCAAAGTTTTTGAGTTGTTCAGCTTGCTCCTTAAGCTTGCCGTGCAACTCAGAATTTTTATTTTTAAGACCAGTAGTAACCTCGTTAATTTTCTTATCTATAATCGCTTGCACTTCTGGTGTAATTTCAGGGGCTTTTGGAGGGTTATTACCTCCATCACCAGAACCGCCACCATCACCATCTCCATTTGCAGCATCTCTATATAAACGCCCTGCTGATTGAGCTTCAATAAGCATTCTTAAAAATTTATTCATTATTAATTTCCTATGTCTATAAACGAAAAAACCCACTACGATGAGTGGGTTAGGTTGATTTAACTACTATTATAAAATCTGTTTTAATTGCTCAAGTGTCAAAAACTCGCCATTGTCAGTGAACATCTTCTCGACTGTTACACCATCTTGAAGTAGCTTTGCTCGCTCTTTACCAAGTACTTGCACTTGGCGCTCAAATGATTGTCTTTGTAGCCAATCGCTGTACTTAGTATCTTCTGGTACTTGACCATCCATTGAAGCTCGTGTGCTAGGTTTAAGTTCTTTGAAATCAAACCCCATATCTTTCCATGATTTGAGTATTGGTACCATTGTGCTTCTACAACAAAAGTGTGCTTTACCGGCACCGCCTAAATATGGTAATTCATGACCAATAGGCTTACCAGTTAAAGTGTATTCCTTACCATCTCTAGCGATACAAATTTTTGTGGTCCTTGTATCGAGAGTCGAACACCAAACTTGACCCTTAATATACTCCTCATTCTCCTTGAATAACTCAGCTCTTGTTGTAGATGCATAATGAGAAACTGCAGTTCTAACAATTGAATTCACATTCTTCCTGTTAATCTCAAGAATGCCATCTTTGTATTTATTTTTCTTTGTCCCCATGATTTTTCTAGCAATCTGCTGATTAGTTAATCCCTCAACATATCCACTATAAACTGTTTGAACTATTTTATTTAGGCTTGTCTCTGCTAATTTAGCGGCCCATTCACTTAGCAATCTACCTTGGAATGCCTTTTCTGCCGCAGTAATAGCAATAATACTTTCAGAAGCCGCAACAAATACTATTTGAGATAGAATTTCAACTGGTATCAATGCTGTAAATAAACTGTACTGTTTTTCATTTAGCGTACTAGAAAACTCTTCAAGCTCAGATTGCAACTCACTAAAACTCTTCTCTAATTGAGTAGAATATAATTCATTAATTGGCTCTAGGGCTGCTTCTATCTGAGATAAAGTCAATGAATACACATTTAAGTTATCTAAGGCATCTAGTAGCTCACGTTCAATTATTGGATCTAACTTCAATAGCAACTTTAGTATTCTTTGAGCTGCTGAACGACCATATCTATCTATGAATACATTTTGATAAATTAAACCATCTAATATTTTCTGACTAAGGCTCATTTATCACCTCACAACAATTGCGTCTGTTGCTCTAACTCAGCCATTACCTCGTCAGGATTCGCCTCTGGGTCGATGATTTCAGCCTTTTGCAACTGATTAACCATATCGACTTTACGAATCGCCCCTTGTTGCCAAGCAGATACAAGCGTCATAACGTTTTGAGGATTGATTTCGGTACCAATAAACTTGCGGTTAATCTCGAAAAGTATTTCTTCATCTTTGATGTTCATGTACTTAGCACAAAACTTGATAGCCTGAGTGTAGGCCTCTGAAACGTTTGATACGCACGTCGCCAAAACAGATGTTTGAGCGCTTGCGTCATTCTCGGCTTGTGTCGCTGTTTTATTGCTACTTTTAGCCTCAACCAATCTTGCGCCTAACATTACCATCAAATCTTGTTTATCTAACATAGCCTCGCGTACAAGTGGATTGGGTTGTGCTTGTGTGTAATTAAAAGCCCCACCTACAGGCAGTAACAAAGCATTCCTAGAGCCTATTTTTACACCTGATTTTTCAAGATGATTGCGCCACTCTTCAGTTAAACCACTAATTGACGGCTGAACTTGACCACAGAAAAACACACTATCTTCATAATCCGCTGAATTACGATAGTGAGCAATATTCATATTCGCCAAATCTAATAGCGGTGATTCATCGATTGAAGAATCGTTATTTTGAGCCCCAACAAATGTACAAGGAATCTCATCCCATGCGCCACCTGCGGTAACATTTGGAGTGTATTCAGCATCAACAACAAACTCGCCTTTATCGTTTGCACGATGAACCCGACAAATAAACTTTCCATCTTCAATGGCCAGTTCGCGATATTGAGTAATTGATTTGAATCCGTAACCGTCAGCGACCTCAACAATTTCTTTTAAAACCACCAGCACCAACTGATTACGGCCATTAACTCTATCTACTCGCCAGTTAATCACGTTTTCAGCAGGGTACGAGAATATTTGTGCTTGTTTCGATTGGTCGTTATAGTCAATGTAGAGAAAGTGCCTACCAACCTCTAAAACGTTCTCAAGTACGTTCTGCGCCTGTTGATAGATTGAAGTTCCCGAACCATCAGCATTAGTTTTCAAAAAGTTTAATTTATCACTTACATTCATAAGTGGGTTCTTTCTAAATGCCATGCCAAGGTAACCATTTTTTGTTGTACCTGTGGCATTGAGAAATACAGCTCTTTCTAAATAGGATTTGTTTCTAGCATCGTTCTCTGGACTATCGTTAGTTGGGTCCAATTTAGGCAAATAGTCATTGCCCTTCTCTTTTACTGCTTGCTGACCACGACAAACATCTCTTACCAGTTGCCAAACTGGGTAAGCGCTTGTCAGCTCTGGTCTTGTAAATGTGATGTCGTTAGCCATTAGTAAATAGTTCCTAAGTTGATTTCTGTCGCAAACTCGACCTTGTTTTTAACTGACACAGCGAAATATCTGAAAGCATCAGCACCATGCGATGTGTGATCGTGAAGTGGTTTATCTTTCCAACAACCGCGCTTGTCGTCCCATTCCTTGCGATAACCTTCAAGGTGTTTTATGCCCTGGTCGCACTTGGCGCTATCGAATACGCAATGAGGTAATAACTCACGAACTGCCTCAATACCTGTATCCACGCTGACTTTAGGCGCAATCTTGAAAGAGACGCTATATATCTCACCGTCAATTTCATAACCTTGCCTTGCTATTTCTAATCGTGATTTAGCGTCACTCATCATTTCACGATTTTGAATATCATGCGGTGCGGTGTGACTGCCATACTCATAGCCTTTGTCTTTAAGCACTTTGAAGTAGTGTTTCATGCCCTCGCCACTGTTCTCGTAATAGTCAATGACGTGCCACTCGGTACCAATTTTCCTAACAAACCAAATCGATGTAGAATCGCCCACACCTAAATCCCAGTAGGTATGCACTGGTTGATGTGAGTTTTCAGGTAGATTCTCAATTATTCGCTGATTAGCGTAGAGATATAAAAACTGTTTAGCGTAGTAAGCGCCCTCGATAGATTGCTTAAATGCTTCCTCTGGGATTGATGGGTACTCACGCATGATGTCCGCACCGAGCGTCTTTTCTTTCGCTTGGTACCACGCTTTTTGTTCTGGTGTTAATTTGATGCCATACTTTGATTCTAGCTCATCAAAGTACTCAATTAATCTGTCTGGTAACTTACTCGTCACTTCAAGCGAGTATTCAGGATTAAGCCACCATGAGAAGAAAAAGAATTTCCAGTCAAGTGGACTTAATGTGACACCCATTTTCAGCATTTTTTCGGCTAATTGAGAGAACTCGAAGAAGTAACCACTTCGCCCCTCGGCTGTACTTTCAATTGTCGCAAAACAATCCTTTGACACTGCTTCAAGCGCACCAGTAACAATCTCTTGCGCCTTGTGCGGATACTTGGCGCATATCTTCCCAAACTCTGAAATGTGCAAATATCGTAAGGTACCGCCACGGAATGAGGTTGATACGGTTACCGAGCCGCCTTTTTGAAAGACTAGCTCACCTGCAGCATCGTTACTAGCAGGATTGGCTGCTTTGATTTCATCGGGTAGCTTATCGTAGGCGAATTTTACTTTCTCACGGAATAAACGTTTAGCATCAGGCAAGGTATGAGCAATCAGCGCACATTTAGCACCCTCAAACAGCGCCGCATCAAGTTGCATGATACAAACCAGTGTCGTGAAACCTAACTGCCTTGCTTTTAGAATGATGTTGCGGTGATGAATACCCTCAAAATAAGCCAATTGCTCGGCTGTCATCTTGAATCGGACAATTTTACCTGACTTATCGACGATAAAGTAAAGATGGTTTAACCGCCAGAACTTATCGCTCAATAACTTGATATGTTCTGGTCTCATACTCTACTCCGATAATCTATCCATTAATTCAGATAATGCGTTAACTGTGGCGTCACCTTTACCCTCTAAAATATTTTTAAGTCTCTGAATCTCTAATTGTTGTTTTTCTATACTTGTTTGCAGCGCTCGCTTAGTTAATTCACTGTCCTGCATACCTAAGTATCTGGCCAGCATTTTGGCAACTTCAACCTGTGAGTTCATCATGATTTCGGTGCCATTTTTAGTTTGTTTGATACCTGCATACAAGCGCCTTGCTTGACGGCTTAAATCACGAGTATCTTTAAACAATACGCTACCAACCCCTTTACCTCTACACTTAGGGCAGTCAGGATTAGGATCCATTTCTTTATCGAAATTAAATCCGCCATCGCAGCTAGGCTCTGCTATATCTTTTGCAGCTGCTTCTTGTGCCGCTTCATCATATTCAACTTCATCTATCCACTGATACTGATGCCCCTTACCCCAGCAATGACGGCAATTAACGCGCCTATGCTCAACTAGCTCATTTGGGTCCGCACTCAAGATATCTGACATCCAAACCAATACTGAATCAACAGTGATCTCAGTCCTTACCTGCCTTAAATCGAGCGCATCTTGGATGGGTTTGGCAATCTTAACTGTTCTTAACATCCTTGAGGCGCTAATATAAGCCACGTCATTTGTGCCCGTGTAACCTGCCTCTTTGTATGCTTTAATTCGGTCGCCTGTTCTAATATAAGTTTCTACAAACTTAATCTGCTTATCATTTAAACCATAATCAAGCAGGTTTATAACAAATCTATTTTGTGACGCTTCTTGTCCATTACCAATCACATCTGCTTGAGGTATTTCTTGGTTAATAAGTTCGGATTTATCATTCAAACTTTTAGGTTTGATGTTTTTACGTTTTTTTACACCATCAAACTTTTGCCAACCCTCAGCTTTTGCTTTTTTGTGAATTGCTGTGTCACTTATTCCATGAAGTTCAGCAAGAGCTCTAACGGATATTTTTGATGATGTATACTCTCGCTCAATTTTCTTCCAATCAATGCCGTTGCTCATACTATTTTCCTTCTTTGTTGTTTAGATTGTCGAGCATGTATGTTATCGCTCGTATATCTCCTTTTTTAGCTTTTTTATATAACTCGTTGGTTAGATCGGCTATGACTAATGCCTTACCTCTGCGAATTGATTTTCTTATTTGATTGGTTAGCTCTTTATCGTTATCGCAATTTAACTTTAAGATACTTTTTATCTGCTGTTCAGTTAAACCACGACCAGCTAACCCCTCAATTTTATCAAGTAAATTATCTTCCACTTTTAGCCCCTCAAGGTCTCGAACTAAGCCGGTAGTTTCGCTAATATCGGCTTATATAACAAACACTACCGATAGTTGAGGATTAATGATGAAAAAGAAAATTGATACACTACGTGAATACGCAATGAATGAAGATTGGCACACAGCAATAAAATTAGCAGCATCTTTCCCTAGACTTGGAAATGAAAAAATAGCTATCACTCGCGCTAAAGAAGCTTTAGTGCGTCCTGATTTTCAAATTCAATTAGGGAGAAATCCTGATTTGTTACTTGCTGAGGGTATTAAAGCATTGAGAAATAAGTATTCGTTTTAAAGTACTTCCTCATCTACTTCACTGCCTATATCTTCTATTTCAATATCACCACAGGCTAAAGTGGCTTTTTTAGGGTCGCCTTTAACGAACACTAAAATATTTTGATGTGTTTTAGATAATTTACGACTTGCCTTAAATGTTCTTGATGCTGTCATAGCTACACCACCAACGCTTGTCGCTAATATGGCTTCATTATAATAATCAGCGCCGGCATCAATAAATGCTTGAATCGTATCCGATACAAAGTTCCTATATATCCCTTTCTTGTCTCGTACATCACCCACAACAAAACAGGCGAAACGATCTTCTTTTAGCATTGAGACACATTCTTTAATTATTTGTCTGTACGCCTTTAGAAACTCAGGGTAATCCATTGTAGATAAATCATCTGGGTTATCTGAATAAACTTCTAAATCTGCATAAGGTGGGCAACTAAAAATAAGATCAGCTTGCGCATTATCTGCATGCTTCCTAATGTATGTGCTATCACCACATTTCCAAATTGGTGTGTATTCATCATCTGGGCTTTTAATATCTTCCCACTGCTGAATATTTGCTGAAATCTGTTCAGCTCGTAAATCGCAACCAATATAATTGCGTTTAGTCTTAGCTGCTACTACGCCACGAACAGAACCTCCTGAGAATGGGTCTAAAATTAAACCTCCTTCAGGGGAAAACCATCTATAAGCTAGCTCACATAGAACAGGATCAAATATACTTGTACCAGGTAATAATTTTACATCTGGGTTAGCTTCAAAGAATTCATCCCAAGAAACCTTTTTACCCACCTTTTCTTCATAACGATTTTTTTCATCATAAACTGCAGGTGGTTGGTGTGATTTATTGAATGTTAAACTTTCATCACGACCTTCTTCGGATTTAATGCCTAACGCTATCCATTGTTTCTTTCGCTCTTGCCACTTTCCATCTCTGGCACTAAGTACTGTAAATGGAGGAAATAGAAATTTTTCAAATAATGACCCCGATTTATTACCGCCAGATAGTTCGCCAATATCAACATCTGTTTTTAAGTCTAAAAGATCATCAATCTCTAGTTGAGTAAATCCTAATGTATCAATATCAAAACCTGACTCAATAAGCTCATTAATCTCAATCTTTAAAAGTTCTTCATTCCACCCTGCATTTAAAGGTAAACGATTATCAGCTATTCGATATGCTTGTTTCTGTGTTTCAGTCAAACCAGTAAGCATTATTGATGGCACTTCATCTAGTGCCAATCTTTCAGCGGCCATCAAACGACCGTGACCAGCGATTAATACTCCCTCCTCATCAATTAGAACAGGATTAGTCCAACCAAATTCTTTTATACTCCCCATTAACTGGGTTACTTGTTCATCTGAGTGTGTTCTGGTGTTTCTTGCGTAAACAATCAGCTCTTTGACTGATTTATATTCGATTGATAGTGTATTGTTATTGTTTTTTGTTGTCATTAAGGCATCCCTTGATTATGATACCTGCGCTCTCGAGAGCAGGTGGGTCTTGGTTTGCGCTCATTAACTTAGGTGTGATGAGTGTAAATGGCTACTGATAATTCCAGTTATCAGTGGTCGCCCACTCCTCAAGAGCAGTTTTATATCTTATTTATTAATTTGTTATGTCCTATAAATGAAAAACCCACCGAAGTGGGTTTGTTAATTGGTGCTCATTAACTTTACTAATTTGTTAGATCAAGCATGCTCTTAGGTTTTGATTTCATTTCAACTGCATTTTGGATTGTAAACACAAGAAAATCTAAAATTTGCTCAGCCGCCCTAAATGCATCTGGATATGTAAAACCAATTTTATTAAATAGCTCTTTATCATTTAATATATTCGGCATTTCTACTACTTCAATTTTTGCTTTGCCTATTTGGCTTATTACTTTGTCTAGCAAAATTAAATTATACGAGATATCACCAAAGTGTTTAGTTTCGAAAACAATCGATATTATGTAAGTTAACCCCTTTTGTTTAGTTTTGCCACCTGTTTTTTTTAGTTTAATATCATCTAAGCCTATATTCTTTAGCTGCTCATGAATAGCACTTAAGACTCTCTTTTCTGTCTCGATTGCTTCCTCATGAAATTTTTCAATCTGTAAAACTTTATTCGGATAAGCTGTTTTTAGTTCACTCAACATAATTTGCTCCTTTTTGTCTGCTTTAAGAGCTTTATATATTGAGGGTAATAATATAATTTCAATCTTTTTTCTTAAACAAAGTTGAAAATAAGATCAAAGTCACAGTTTTTCTCTTTTTTCTTTAATGCTCAAAACCTGCTTAACCACCCAATCACTCAAATAAGTCAAAGCTTCGTGATTATTAGCATCTAATTTAACACCTGCGTTCTCAAGAATTACCCAAGCTGCATGAATTGATTCGTGGCTAATTACATGGAATGGGATATTGTCTATATCATCGAATATGATGATCACAGATAAAGTTCCATTATTACCAAAGGCCTTAATCGTCAATCCATTATAATCATTACCATATTGTTCAAAATCAATATTTTTGAAGTAGGATTTAGCAGCTTCAATTGATTCGCAGATACTAATATGCCCTGAGTAGATAGGAACTTTTAAGTGGACGATTGGCTTAGCAAGTTTCTTTATTTTGGTTACCTCTAAAAATAATTATTAACATCAATTGAAAAGATAAATTTAAACCATATATATTAGTTTCGTCAGAAGATGCTATCTTCTGTATTTTTCACTTTTATTAATTATTAAATGAGGTATTACTAATGAGCAACGCATTAAGCCCACATAATAAAAAATTGTTAACAGGTTTTCTCAGTGATAAATCCTATACAACAAAAGATGTTAACGCTGGGATAAAATATTCACACCCTGATGGGAACGGGCCGCACTGCACAATTTACTTGAAAGCTGACGGAACAAACACTTATCAAGTTCAAACTGGTTCTAATTTAGCTGCTGCAGAAGAGTTAAATAAATTCATTCAGGTTTCTTTTGTTCAGAGCTAATTTGATAAAAACAGCATTTGTTTGGCTCTTAGAGCTTCAATCTCTCTGAGAGCCCTTTTATCTACATTGCATTGACCTAGCCTGCCTAATAACTCGATATTCAAGTCCATACTAGCTCCAAAAGTTAGCGGTTCTGGAATAATCGGGATATTTACGTCAGCTAGCAAATTTGGGTCAGTTGGTTGATGCAGGGTTACGTATTCTGTCCGCGTACTGCCGCAACCTATCAGCAGCGGCATTAGGCACAAGAGTGTTAGAGCAATCAGCAGTTTTGATAATCGTTCTGACAATCTCTTTTGTTTGATTCTCATCATCTGATAAATCCTTTTTGGTTTGGATAACTGCATTACTTACGGCATTCATAGATTGAGTAAAGGCTGACTGCAGTTTGATTGTTGTGTCGAGTTCAGTCACTTGGTCATTAGCGAGTGTTAGTCTATCTCTAAGGCTTAATGTGTAATTAACACCAAGAATCAATAGCCCAAAACCAACAACAGCCAATAAAATAAGATGGGCTTTACTCATTATGGATACTCTTTGCGAGATAATTCAAAATGAGGGCCATCATAAAACCGCTCATCATCTGAACGACCATTCTCGTTCCAATCTCCGCCCCATCGGATATGAATCCCTAATTCATTGGCAGCTTCAAACATTGCATCTGAAATAGCTTTGAATTTTGAAGTATCATTCCATGGGATCGTTCCTTGTACCCATGGGGCACAATCAACTGCGTGACCGGTGATATGCCGAGAATTCATAGTCTGACTAGCACCTTTGGCTACTAAATCTTGTTGCCTTGCTTTTGTCCTTAAACCTTCAATAACACGAAAATCAACAGTGCTTTTATGAAGTGCTAAAGTAACAACTTTTACCAAATCTGGGTGAATGCCTTTCAAGTTTTTAAGGCTTACTTCTGAAAATTTAAAATGACTAGCCATAGTTACTACTCCATGTATAATTAACAATCTATTTAACTAAATTAAGGGGATTTAAATGTCTACATACAAAAAAATTGCTGAATTCGTTAAAGATAAGCACCATGTAACAGTCAAAAGTTGTCACATAGCACACTGTAAAGAGCTTTTTGGGTTACCTAGAAAGAACTCACATAATCGAAGAGACCCAAGCAAACGAGTTTATGAGTGCCCTGAAAAATTTAAACCCTTCATAAAAGAGGCATTCATTAATTTTGGGTTGCTTAAAAAATAAAAAACCAGTTGGGTGGTTGGGGTTATTTACTGTTACTTTTTTAAAAAGGTAGATGTCATTGCTTTTAAGGCTTTATAAACATTACCTCTTTCAATAACAATGAATATAAGTAATGTGGCATTTAGACCTAACTCACCTAAATCAATATTACCGTCATAAGTAAGGGTAATGATTCTAAAGCTAATAAAGCCCATCCAAAACATCATTAGTGAAGCCAATAAAGACTTTGCGTAGTTTGGCTTATTTTCAACAGGCCTATGAAAAGCAAACATCATTAGAAAATTGATTAAACATATAACTAAATTTGATAATGTCATCCAATTGTAAGTTGTTATTAGCTCGTGGATATAATTACTCATCATCCACCTCCTTGCCTTTTCTGATGTCTTGAACGTCTTTTGCCACTCCTTTAATACCACGCCTTTGAATATACCCATAAACTGCTACAACAGAGGAAGATAACACCAATGCGATAAAGAAACCGATTGCATGATTATCATCTCGGATATAACCACGATTAATCATCCATACTTGAACACCTGGTGTCATAAAGAAACCAATGCCAAATGAAATGATAGCCAGTGGTAATTTAAGTAATAGCTTGTAGTGTTGATTTAAAAAGGTAAACAACAATGCACCGGCTAGAGACCCTGCAAACACGAGAGTGTTATAATCGTAGAATGATGAGGATATTGCTGCGGTAGTCGTTGCACCCGCGACAGTTACTACTGCGGTGCTGAGATTAGGTTCCATTTTCAGTCACCTCATTCAAAAACAGATTAAACATATGCTCTCCTTGCACTGATGAAAATAAAAAGCCCCAGTTCTTAGGCTGAGGCTTGGTGTGTTTATTTGATTTTTAGGCACAAAAAAACCTCGATTTTTAGGTCGAGGTTTATTGCTTAGTGCTAACAGATATAAAAATCCCACTATGGGTGTCAATTTATAACAGTTTTATGCAATTTGCAATACTTATTTTTTACTTAGTTACTTTTTTTATCGTGCTATTTGCAAAATTTTCCTCTATCTCACACTTTATAACTAAATGGTCTAATAATGGCTTAAACCTTCTAGACCATGTTGATTGTGTTAATTCAGTTACTATCGATGAAACAGCCCTATAAGCAACACTAGAGGGTATTTTAAAGAAGCCTTTCCCATTACAACGACTACAAATTTTTTCAGTCAAAACGCCTGTTTTATTAGTTCTCACTTGATCAATCACTTTACCTGAGCCATGACACTGGCAACGATTCTTAACTAAGCCAGTCCCTTTGCAATGTTTGCAACCAATTCCATTTATCTTTTTAGCGCCCTTACACACAGGACACTCTTTATCAGCATCTGGCGAATTAACGTATTCAGCGTAAGCAGCTTGAGCTAAAATCTTAACCACCATACCCAGTTGACGACCGCTAACTGATTTACCCAGATACTTTGGCGCTTGAGTCAATGCATATCTAGTTAATTCAGCAATTGCGATCTCTTTTGCTTCTTGGCTTAAATCTACTTTTGCAAAGAATAAAGCCATACCAAATTGAGATTTAGCTGTGGCCATTCCTAGTGCGCCCATAATGTCGGTAGCTGTTAGTCTATCATCAGCAGTACACGGTGATTCCGTTGTGATACTTAATGATTTTGGACTGAAATATTTAACTGCTGATTCTAGATTCATAACTACCTCACTTATTTGATAATTCTTTTAACTTGTTTTTGTACTCAACTTCAATCGCCTGCAGTTCTTCAACGGTCCATCTCTTCGATTCGTTGTTGTTTTCTATAAACTCTAGTCGCTCTAATCCTATTTTTTCAATCAGCGCGAGGCGATAAGGAGCAATATTTCCAGACTTGTACTGATTGCAGACTACACATTGCTTGTGAATATTGTCTTCGTGAAACCTTAATTGCGGCGATGACGCTACTGTTCGATAGTGCCCTGCGTCCCACTGGACTGATTCTATCGCACCACAACTAATGCAATTTTTGTCTGCATCTCTTTCTCTGATATATCGATTAACTGCTTTTTGAGCCCTATTAGCCCAATACGAGCGAGGTTTTACTTTTAGCTTACGCTGCCTAATTTCCGCCCTTTCCACTTTTAAAACTTCATCGCGCTTGCGTTGCTCTTTCAGCCTGTTTTCATGCCTAACTTTTTCGATAGAACATTTAGGACTACATACCACTTGCAAACTGTTTCTTGGCTCAAACGTTTCTTTGCACCACCTGCAAGCTTTCGGCTTGAGCTTTCTCTTTTTGGTATTCTTCCCATGCGTCATTGATATGCTCCTTTGTGTAAAATTCACCAGTCCAGTATATTTTTAAGCTGATTTTTTCAACAAGCTTCATGCTTATAAGTTCAAACTCAAACTCAGCGCGCAAATCTTTGGTATTCATCTGGTAGCACTTCTTTAAATTTGACGTTATTCTCGGTACCAAAAGCCGTCATAAGCTCAATCATGAATGTCATATCTTTAATGCTCATTGAACGAGTAGATAACCCAACTGCAATAAATCCACGCCCCTCGATATCAGGTACCGTTTTTAATTTCTTCATTGAAGCCGTAAAAAAGTCTTTCCATTCTTCGCTAGTGAGCTTATAACCATGCCAAACAACTTGCTCGCTAATATCTTTCAGCATCGCCCAAAGTTTCGAATTTTGTTCTAAAGTTCGTTTACTCTCTTTGATTTCAATCATTAGAGGTTTATCGTCTCTAGTCTCTAATGAACGAATGAAATCAATAGCATTTTGTTTAATTTGGTTATTACGAAGAAAGAAAGACTGTTTCATTGGATCACTCCATTGTTTTAACTAAATCTGCAATCAAATCATTCAATTCGGCAGTGTAGAGGATTAAATCCGCATCAAACCGTTGAGCGTAGTCATCGCATTTATCATCAGCTCTTTGATCTAATACAAATTCACTGAACTTGATATTTTTTACTTTGAAATCCTCATCAAGCACAAAATTAATTTTTTCTCGCCAATTAAGACCGATTTGCTTAACTTCCCCTGAACAGGCCAACTCAACCATTTCATCATTAAGGTCGCTATCTTTAAAAGTGGCAGTGGCATTATCTTCATCAACGATTTTCAACTTTCCATCGAATTCTAAATAGTGAGGAAATTCATTAGTAACCCAATTTGTAATCGTTCTTGATACTGGTGTTTCAAACATACCAAACGGTACCACCGGCAAAGACCCTAGCACTCTTCTAAGCAATCCAAGTACTAACTCGGCTTGTTTAGCGCTTGATGTATCGACACTGATTCTCTCATTCTCATGATCAACCCAGATTTTCACCTGCGTGAATTTTGAAAACGCTCGAGGCATTAAGGTGACAATAACTTCTTGTTTCACAGTAGCTCTTTCAGCTTTGCTTAATTTAATATTTCTTGCATTTTCAATTTCTTGAATTCGGTCATATACAGCCTTAGCAATGACTGAGCTTGGTAAGATTTTCTCTTCTTTTCGGATAACGAGTAAGCTGCTTTTGCCGAAGTTATGAACATAGCTCTCAGAAATATCCAATGGCGGCACAAAACCCATTTTGACTAAGTCTTGTGATTCACACGGCATAAACTTCTCTGCTGCAATTACATCGTTTGATAACTCAATCGCTTGCTTTAATTTGAAAATCATTAAACTCTTAAACATATAACACCTCTTTTTAGTTAATATTAAAACCCACTTGCATAACGTTTTTGTTTGACTGGCTCATCTCGCATAAAAGCCATTTTTGCTTGAGCCTGGTCAGTGTTTTTCATTGAACCTTGACGTTGCTCAACGAACACTGTCCCACTTTTGCCATGGCGATTTAGCCTTAAAATCAGTTCAGTTATGTTTTGATTAGCGTTTTCGTCATAAGCACCCTCACGGTATATTCCTAACCAGTAATCACAATCTTGTTCTATCTGGCCAGTGTCTCGACTGTCGCTTGGCAGCGGTCGCTTATTGGTTCTTTTTTCTAAATCACGATTTAATTGAGTCAATAGGACTACAACGCAATCAAGCTCTTTAGCCAGATTTTTAAGTCCTTTGGTGATAATGCCGTAGGCTAGATCGTTTCTATCCGCTTTCTCGGCTTTCATCAGTGTTAGATAATCAACAAAGACCATACCAATCGACCCTTTAAGCTTTTTAACCCTGCGGCACTCTGAGACGATATGAGCGAGTGAAACACCTGGTGTGTCATCGATAAACAAATTACCTGTTTGCGCCATTTTGTGAGCTGCTGCAAAAGCGAGCGTGTAATCAGAATCACTATCTGGCCCCATGTAAAAAATGTCTGAATTTAAGCCGGTTTGTTGAGTAATCATTCTTTCGAATACTTGGTCAGTCGGCATTTCCAAGCTGAATATTGCGACTGGGCGATTCTGATTAACTGCACAATGAACTGACATAGTCGTCATCAATGCAGATTTACCCATTTTAGGTCTGGCGCCAACAACAAATAACGAGCCTTTGACCACTCCCTTTGGCGCTAATAGCTCATCAAGTGACTCAATCCCAGTAAGCAATCCCCTAGCGTCTGAATTTGGATCTAATCTTTGCTCCAGTTTGTTAGTCCAATCCTCAAAAATATCATCTAACGATTTAAGGCCAGTTTTGGTGCCTTTCTTAGTGAAGTCATTCAATTGATTGAACATTGCGCTGACTGCGTCCAATTTCTCATTTGTTGGCATTGTCTTATCTTCGTAAAACATTTGCGTCATTTTGTGTAATTGATTCAATGTGTAACGCTCAATTGCTTTTTCTCTCACAATGCGCGCGTAAGTTTCGATATTTGCGATGCTTGGAGTGTTTTTTGCCATTTCAGCTAAATACGCAAAACCGCCCACTTGCTCGATCAAACCGACATTCGCTAGGTCTTCACTCACTGTCAATACATCTATCGGCACTTGTTTTTTAACCAGATTTTTAACGGTCGTGTAAATCATTTTGTGACTATGCGTGTAAAACGACTCAGCTTTTAGATTATTTAAAACACGTTGGCAACGCTCGTCATCGCCTAAAATCAATAAACCGCCTATCACTGACTGTTCAGCTTCAATCGACTGTGGCGGTAGTGTTAGAGTGTTATTTGTCATCACGAACCCCCTCGCGCACTTCAAGGTAAAGCTGTTCAGATAAAATATAATCGATTGATTTTTTGCGCCATTTGTTGCCTGTTGCTTGGTTGTATCCGTCAGTCAACATCCAACGGCAGCGCTCAGAGATATACTCAAGATAAGACTGCCAGTCGTTTAATGTGAAAGGTTGCCCCTTGGTATTCTCTAGGTCATTTTTAATCTTCTTGGCTTTTTGCCAAAATGTTCTGATTTTTTGTCTACGCTTGTCGCTTAGGCCTTTGGCAGATATTTCTGGCAGTACTTGATTAAATATTTTTAATACGTCTTCACAACGTAATTGCGGTTTTTTAGATTCATCAGATTTTGATGATTCAGATTGCTGTTGCGAGTCGTTGTTAAACGACCTATCTAATACGTTAGTATTAGATAGATTATTATTTATTAACTTATTAATTGTGGCACTTTGATGGCACTCTGATGGCACAACCTCGCCACTAAGCTTTGCTGGCTCTTGGTTTGAGTTGGCACTTTGATGGAACTTTGATGGCACTTTTTCAGCGCTATTTTGCCCATTTTCTGACCACTGATATGAGTCATAATTTACTATTGAAACTATCGAATAGTGTCTATTTGCATCAACAGTAATTACCCCATGTTTTTTTAATTTGCTCAATAGATACTTGATTCTATCAACGCTAATTCCTGTTTCATAAGACAGTTCATTCCTACCAGTTACCAGTTGCCCTCTATTCAGTGCGATTTCCTTGCCATTAATAGTGATTACACTTGGCTTGTAAGTTGCATCCATCAATAGATGAATGAACAAATGAGTAGCCTCAGAATCCTTATAAAATGATGTTTGTTTAATTTTCCTATGGATCATTACAAACCCCTTAGCGCTTAATGCATTGGCTGTATCGTTTGCATTTGCTCGCTTAATTTGACTGATTCTTGCTGATTCAAAATCAACTAATTTTGTCTCACTCATCTTCGCCACCTTCCTTTTGATTGTTTTGTTTAGCTAACTCGTAAGCTTCCCTAAGCTTTGAGACTGATTGCTTAGAAAAACCATTTAAATAGTCCAATCGCTCTAATTTTTTGTGGCGAATTGAGCGAGGTTTTGATATAATTCTTTTGTTATTCATATGTGCCCCCTACGCTGTATATGCCCCCGCATTGCAGCGTTATTTTTTTCTGTGATGTTATTCTCATTTCTGGTAGACCTTCAGTAATCCAATAATCTCATTCGTTTTTGAACTAAAGAAATCGTGCAAACAATCCAAGATTTGCTGTTTTTCTTTTGAATCAATCTCCCCATCTTCGATCGATTTTGATACAACTAACGATAGTAGAGCTTTCTTAGCATCACTGTTGACCGAAAGATTGAATAATTCCGTATTATCCAAATCATCTGAATCTGGAAGTTTTGTGAATACACCGCCCTGCCTTTTCGCAAAGTATTCAGCCAAAAAAGGCTTTCCTGCGATATCCTCAATCGCCTCCAATTCATCTACAGAGAAAAATCTGCATTTGTTTTTTTCGTACAGTCGATTATTAAAACTGTTCAACTCCATACCAAGTGCTCCGGCAACTGCAGATCGTCCACCTGGTACTTCGTTGCATAAATTTATGATTACTTGTTTTATGTTCATATAACCCTCGTTATTAACTACTTAGCTGTAAAATACTTAGTAGTATTCAGTTATTAAAGATTTGTTTAAAATTTACTTATTGAGTTGAAAGCGGAGGAAATACATCATCCAAAGAACATGACGCTCCACGCGAATTAAGTTCTTCAACTATTGCTCTACAAGTTTGCAAGTCTGGGCTTCTTCTACCTGCTTCATAATGCCCAATTGCTCCTTGGGTAACTCCTATAGATTTAGATAGTGCGCATTGAGACAATCCAATCGCTTTTCTAATTTGTTTTAGGTTATTCATGTTGCCCTCCATAAATTCGGCTTCATTATAGTACATTATGTATTTAATTATATCAAATTTTAAATACATTTTGTTAGTTGATAAAAATAATACAGAGCGTAATAATGCAAAAATGAAAACTACATGGACTGAAATAGTAAAAAATAAAATGAAAGAAACTGGAGTTTCTCAAGATAAACTTGGTGAAATGATAGGTAAAACTCAGGGTGCTATTGGGCATTGGCTTAATGGTAGGCGTCAACCAAGCGTTGAAGAAATCGCTGAAATGATGAAAGCGCTTAATTTAACAGAGATAATATTGAATTCAGATGGTTCTGCTTCTTTATCTACTGATAATAATATAAAAGCGCCAAAAGTGATAAAAGAGAGCGCGACTGATTCTTTCCCTGTTGTAAGTTGGGTCAGTGCTGGTAATTGGAGTGAAGCAATAGAAAACACATCATTAATTGATAAATGGTCTAACACTAATGCTAAGGTTTCCTACAAATCTTTCTGGCTTGAAGTTAAAGGTAGTTCAATGACAGCTCCAAGTGGCTTAAGTATACCAGAAGGTATGTTGATACTTGTTGATCCTGAAAAAGAATACAAATCGGGTAGCTTAGTGGTCGCAAAACTAGAAAATGATAACGAAGCCACTTTTAAAAAATATGTTGAAGATGGTGGAAATAGATATTTAGTAGGATTAAACCCTAATTGGCCTGTCATATCCATACGTGAAGATTGCAAAATTATAGGCGTTGTTGTTGAGGCTAAATGGGACAGTTTATAACTTGGTAAGATGCAGCTTCGGGGGG